ATGCTCAAGGAGCAAGCACAACAACGTCAAGCTCAGTTCTTGCAGTTGGCCTTGCAAAGTCCGATTGTTCAACAAGTTGTCGGTATGGACGGAATCGCAGAATTGCTCCGTCAGTCAGCTAAGAACCTTGAACTTAACCCTGATAGAATCGTTCCGCCTGTTGAAGTTATCAAGCAAAAGATGGCCCAACAGCAACAAGCACAAGCCATGGCTGCGATGCAAGCTGCGGCGCAACAGAGTGGTCAGGCACAGGCGGGGGGAACCCCTCCTACCCCACAAAGCGGGGCTCAATTGATGAATGGAGCCCCAGTTACTAACACATTCGCTCCGCAAGAGGGAATAGCTAGTTGACAAAGTTCATTCATCGTAGATAATCTAACCCAAGCTATAGGAGATTTCCATGAAAGTCGAAGAGAAAAAAGGTTTTACCGAAAAAAATGACGGTTCTGGCGAATATAAAGCCATGCGCCGCAATGAAGGTGAAGGTAAAGAATACAGCCAAGAAACTTTAGGCGGTGAAATGTCTAAAGGCCCTAAAGAACAGGGTACTGGTGGCGAAGACGGCAATATTTTTGAACTTGGTAAGCGTGGCGGAAAAGAATTCGCTATGGAAGAAGCCAAGTACGAAGGAATGTGCAAGTAAGTGGTTAGAATTGACGAACGAGTAGCAAGAGGATTCTCACTGTTACGTTCCGAAGAATTCAAACCTCTGGTAGAATTCTTAAAGGCTAGACGCATGGACACTCTTGAAAGTCTAGGCGTAGAGCAAAATGAAGGAATGAAGTCTAGGCTGCAAGGCCGAAACTTAGAACTCAAGGAAATTCTTGAGTTCATTGAAGATGCTGGCAGTTTGCTAGCAAAAACCCGCAGACTTTGAGCAGACCGTTAAGTCGGAGCACAGAGTCACAATTGAAAATTTAAACCAAGTAGCAGACCGTAAGCGAACAAGGACAGACCGTCAAGGCGGAGTCCCTAAGCGTAGTCGGAGCGAAGGAGATAGAAAATGGCATTGCCAAAAGCAGTTCAACAACAAGTCGATGAAGCAGATGCATTAGTTGCACAGTTAAATGGTCAGACCGAAGACAATGCGGAGACTAATCCAAATAACCAACAACCTGATCCTCAACCCGCTGAACCGCAGCCGCAGCCAGTTTCGCAAGAGCCAGAATCAAAGCCTCAAGTTTCTGAAGATGTATGGGAACGCAAGTACCTAACATTGAAAGGAATGTATGACGCTGAAGTGCCTAGATTGCATCAGCAAGTTCGTGAGATGAATGCGCAAATAACGCAGATCATTGCAGAGCGTGCCGCAGCCCAAGCAGTTCAAACTCAAACTGAGCCGCAGAAGTCTACTCTTATCACTGAACAAGACAAAGAAGCCTTTGGGCCTGATTTGTTGGATTTAATTGACAGAGCAACAGAGGCTAAAGTTTCTGAATTAAGAACTAGAGAATCTCAGTTGAAGTCAAAGATTGCTGATCTAGAAGGTAAGCTTGGTAATGTAACGGAACGTCAAGGTGTATCTGATAAAGATAGATTCTTGTCTTCTCTTGCGCAACAAGTTCCAGATTGGGAATCAGTTAATGTTGACCCAGGATTTTTATCTTGGTTAGCAGAAGTTGATCCTGTATATGGAATCCCAAGACAGTATGCCGTGAATAATGCATATGAAAACCTTGATGCAAAACGTACTGCTGATATATTTAAACAATATAAAGCAACGCTAGCACCTGTTCAGCAACGCCAACAAAACAAGACCGTAGAACTTCAGCGTCAAGTAGCACCGACTCGCTCGAAAAGTTCACCTACACCTGCTGCTTCGGACAATAAAGGTATTTGGGATCAAAACCAGATTACCCAGTTTTACGAGGATTGGCGGAGGGGTATGTTGAATGAAACCGAAGCGGCTCAAATGGAAAAAGATATCCATGCAGCCATTGCTGAAGGTCGTATTAGATAGTACACCCACATTGGTTGCATCCCACAGTTTTGTTTTTTAAAGGATGTAAATCATGTCAACAATTACCGCAGCAGCAGCCTATCCCATTAACTCTGGTGGCTTTAATAGCCCCGCTGGTCAGGTTGCCTACTCAGGCACAGCCTATTCTGGTTCCTTTATTCCAGCCCTTTGGTCTGGTAAATTGGCACAAAAATTCTATGCCGCTACCGTTTTCGGTGAAATCGCTAATACCGACTGGCAAGGCGATATTACTGGCATGGGCGACACAGTGATTATCAACACAATCCCCACGATCAACATCTATGCTTACAGCGTTGGTCAGAACTTGAACTATGACGTTCCTGCTCCTAGCACCATCACATTGACCATTAACCATGGTAAATATTTCGGTGTTAACGTGAACAACGTTCTTGAGTTGCAAGCCAAGCCCAAGTTGATGGACATGTTCACTAATGACGCTGCAATGCAAATGAAGATTCAGATCGACAAGGACGTGTTGTATACAAACTTCAACCAAGGTTCTGCTTCTAACCAAGGCGCAACAGCTGGTGCTATCTCTGGTGCTTACAACCTCGGTACTGACCTTGCTCCTGTTACATTGACAGCTTCTAACATTCTGCAAAACATCACTGCTTTGTCTAGCGTGTTGGATGAGTCTAACGTTCCTGAGACTGACCGTTGGTTGATTATCACTCCTACAGAGCGTCAAATCCTCATGCAATCTAACCTTGCACAAGCCCAATTCATGGGTGACGCAAGCTCTATTTTGCGTAACGGCAAGATCGGTATGATCGACCGCTTCACAGTGTACGTTTCTAACTTGGTTCCAAGAGGTGCTGCTGGTTACAACTGGACAAACCCCAATGGTTCTACAGCTACAGAATCTAGCGCTCTTAAGCGTCACGCTGTTATTGCTGGTCACAAGTCTGCAATCACTTTTGCATCACAAATTGCTAAAGTTGAAAGCTTGCAAAACCCCAATGATTTCGGTACATTGGTTCGTGGCTTGAATGTGTATGGCACACAAGTTACTCAACCTAATGGCTTGGCATTGTTGGTAGCTGCAGGCTAATCACTCGCTAGATTGGTGGAGGGGCTTCGGCCCTTCCTACATTTCTTTTTATTAAGTGAGGTTAATATGTCAGTACTTGATGATTTAGTTGCTGCTGGTTTTTCTATTCCACAGGCGCAAGCTGTAATTGATGAAGATTCTTTAAGTAGCAACGTCGATGGCTTAGTGGCTGCTGGATTTACAACAACTGAAGCTCTAGCTATTCATGGCTATGATGCTTCTAACAGCGCAGCAAACTCCGACAATATCGTGCAACAAGGCATTTGGTTTGGGCCAGCTCTTACTGCAATTCTTGAAGCACTTACTGTGACACCATAAGATATGGGAACAATTACCGCTGGAACTATTGTTGGTCAAGCTGCAACTCAGCTTACTGATATTGCCAATGTCCGTTGGACACAGGCGGAATTGCTCCAATGGTTGAATGCTGGTCTTCGTCAAATTGTGACGATACAACCTAATGCTACTTCAAAGCTCAGTGTTGTAACTTTAGTTGCTGGAACAAGACAGCTGATTCCTACCGATGGATGGATGCTTCTTCGTGTTCATAGAAATATGGGAACAAACGGTACAACTCCAGGACGAGCCATTCGTGTTGTTTCCCGTGAAATCCTAGATGCTTTTAATCCTTATTGGCATACTGATACATCTACTTTAGAAGTCAAAAATTTTATTTATGATATTGAGGATCAAGCTGCTTTTTACGTTTATCCACCTAATATTGGTGGGCAACAAATTGAATTAAATTATTCTCAACAACCAACTGATTTGACATTAACTCAAGTCATACCAATTTTTGATGTTTTTGCTTCTGCATTGCTTGATTACATTATGTATAGAGCATGTAGCAAAGACGCTGAGTATGCACCAGGTTTGGCGCTTGCTCAAGCTTATTTGACTACATTTACAGCTGCTATTGCTGTCAAAGATAAGTCAGAAAAAGAAGTTGCGCCTGATAATGCTCTTAGTGGTCGTAACCCAGCTGTAAGGGGAAGTGATACATGAGTACCGAAGTTTCTTATGATGAGTTCATGCCTGAGATCATGCCTTATTTGCCTGATGTGCCTGAACTCGTGGTTACGCAAGCTATTCGCAATGCAACGATTGAGTTTTGTCTAAAAACCAGATACCTTCAAGAAAACCTGCCATCAGTTAGTCCAATTTACAATATTGGTACATATGATTTAGGTTCTTATCTGGATGGCACATACACAATTGCCGATGTGATTGAGGCATGGTACGGTGATGTTCTTTTGATTCCTAAATCAGTAGAGCAGTTGACAAAAATTTACAGAGCCAATGATTGGCAAAATATGTTGGGGCAACCTTACTATTTTTTCCGCCGAACAAATCATGAAGTGACCATTGTGCCTAAGCCACAATTCTCAATGCCTCAAAGTCCAATGCAGTTTTTGGTAGCCAAAACGCCTACCAGAGCCTCTACAACAGTTGATTATGCAATCTATGAGCATTTCCTAGAGCAGATATGTTTCGGCGCTCGTGCGAGGCTATACGGAACTCCTGGACAGCCTTATTATGATCCTAATGCGGCTCTCGACTATCGTAAACGTTTTTATGATGCCACAAACGAAGTTAGAGAGCGAGTAAACCGTAGTAATTCACGTGCTGCTGTCAATGTTGAATATCAGAGGTGGGTATGAGTTCAGTCATTAAATTGGTTCAAGGTGATAGTCTTAGACCTCAAGTCCAAGTTACGATTACCGATGACAACACAGGTGCGATTATCAATATTACAGGTGCAACCTGTATTTTGAAATTTCGTGCTGTCGGTGCAACTACACTAACTGATACGATTACTGGCGTTGTCACTAATGGTACAGCAGGACAAGTTGTATTTTTGATGTCTACTCTATCGATGGCAGGCCCTGCTGGAGATTATGAAGGTCAAATCCAAATTACTTTCCCCGCTGGTGCTGGGATTCAATCAGTATTCAATACGTTAAGGTTTAGACTTGCTTCGGAGTTTTAATGGCTCTAAACTATTCTTCGATAGTTTTAAAAGCACAAACAGCCTTTGTAACATTAAAGGCAACGACTAGCTACGCCTTATTTCAAGCTACTCCTAGTTATATTTCGTTGGCAGCCAATGCCATTACTGGGTATTTTTTTAAGTTAATTACTTTTTTTGATTCTGTAACAAGTACAGATTTTCTTACTAAGTTTTTCAATAAAGGTTTAAACGATCCAGCTTTTCCTCTTGATGTCGTACAAAAACAGTTAGGGAAACCACTTACAGATACTGTTTCATCAGCAGATTCAATATCAAAGAATCCAGGTAAACGTTTTACTGATTCAGTATCTGAAACAGATACCAATACAAAAACAATTGCAAAAGCTATTGCCCATGTGGTTTACCCATATGATGATTTGAATAGCGCTACAGCAGGTGATGTAGAGCACATGCAATTTACCAAAGGTTTAACTGATATTCAATTTGTAACAGATACTTTTGTAAGAAATGTTGTTTACAACAGAGCTTTTTCAGATTTAAGTACTGTAATTGATACAAAATCTATTGGCGTATCTAAGTTTTTTACAGATACTGTTTCGATTTCAGATACGTATTTTTTAGGTCATTCTGAAACAGAGACTTATACAGATTCAACATATTTATCCGATGTAGCAGTTCGTTCGTTTTTTAAGCCTTTTACAGAAACAATTAGCGAAACGGACTATAAAACCATAGTAGCAGGAAAAAACATTTCTGATTCTGTTCTTACAACAGAGTACAAAACATACACAATAGGAAAAGCCATTTCTGATACCACAAACTCAACAGATTCTGGTACAGTAGTGGCTCAGTCTTATTGTGATATTACCTATTTTGCACAAGACTATGTTGGACAATCTGCAACTTTTTAAGGAAACATCATGATTAATGATTCGATCAAAGCAACAGGAGCATTGACTATTCAGGTTTTAGACCCGAATGGTGGTGTAAAGCAAGAACAAACAGTTGATAATTTAGTTGTCACTGTCGGAAAACAGTTTATTGCTTCTCGTATGGCTAGTGCTTCTGCCGCTGTAATGAGCTATATGGCAATCGGAACAGGAACTACTGCAGCTGCTGTAGGTGATACGGCTCTGCAATCTCAGTCAGCTATTGTTGCTTTGACATCAGCAACAGCCAGTTCAAATACTGTTGTGTATGTTGGTAACTTTCCAGCAGGAACTCCAGCTACTTTAACAGCTATTACAGAAGCAGGCATTTTTAATGCATCTAGTGCAGGAACTATGCTTTGCCACACCGTATTTGCTGCCGTTAATAAAGACGTAGGCGATACAATGTCAATCACTTGGACTATTACATTGTCATAAATTATGAGCACAATTGTTACCCGTTCTGGTAAGGGTTCGCCCCTTACCAACAATGAAGTCGATGCAAACTTTACAAACCTGAACACTGACAAAGTTCAGGTGACGGGTACGCCTACTACTGGGCAATCTATAGTCTGGAATGGAACTGCATGGGTTCCTGGGACTACTGCGGTATACCCAGGTGCTGGTATTGCTAACTCAACTGGTACAAGTTGGGGAACATCATATGGAATTTCTGGAGCAAATTCTGTAGTTCTTCGTGATTCAAATGTAAATGCTTCTGCAAATGTATTTTTTAATGGTTTTAGTGTTGCTACTGCGGCTGGCACTACAACGACTTTAACAGTTAGTTCAGTTTATAACTGGGTTGTAACAGGTTCTGGTGGGCAAACTTATCAATTACCTGATGCTACAACTTTGCCAAATGGGGCAACTTATACATTTAACAACAACCAAAGTTCTGGAACAATTGTTGTTAAAAACAATTCAGGAACTACTGTTGCGACTATTCAGTCTGGTGGGTTTCTTGAAGTTTTGTTGCTGTCTAATTCTATTGCAGCAGGTTCTTGGGATACTCATAATCAAGCACCATCTAATGTAAGTTGGTCTACAAATACATTTTCCTATGCTGGCTCTTTTACAAATGGTACTTGGAATGGTACTGCAGTCGGGATAAATTACGGCGGCACAGGACAAACAACGGCTACTGCAGGTTTTAATGCTTTAGCTCCAACTCAAACAGGTAATGCAGGAAAATATTTGACGACTGACGGAACAAACGCTTCTTGGTCAGTTGTAAGTAGTATTGCAGTTGGAACACTTCAGTATTTTGCTGGAGCAACAACTTCTACATACCCAGGCTCTAACTGGCTTTTGTGTAATGGAGCAACTTATTCTCAAACATCATATCCCGCTTTAGCTAGTACTTTAGGCACTATCTTAAATAGCCCAACAGGTTCATACTATTTAAGGACTCCAGCTAATTTTACATCAAGTACTATTTACGCCTTAGCTTATTACACTTCAAGTACTGTTTGGCTTGCAGGGGGTGCAAATGGAACACTTTTTTATGCAGGTTTAGGAGCTACTGGTTGGGTACAAGTTACTAGCGGAACAACAAGTAATATTACCTCGTTATCAACCGCTGGAGGCGCTGTATTTGCTTTTGGGGATAGCGCAGGTAATATTGGTTTTACAGCGGGGCCTAGTGCTACTCCTACTAGCTGGGCTATTCAAGCTAGTGGTTATACAACTATTAATGCGCTAGCACTTGATAATACTAATATATATTTTAGTGGTAACAATGGAGCAATGTCATATACACCTGTTGCTGGCGGAACCAACACAGCTATTACCACTAATATTACTACTACCATAAATAGTATTTACTCACCTGCTCCATATTTAATTGCGGGTAATAATGGTTTAATTCAAACTGCTGTTATAACTGGAGCAGCAACTGGCCCTTATACACCATTATCCACTGTATCAACTTCCTTTAGTAGTGCGGTATATGGAGGAGGATATTATTTAGCTACGCAAGGAAATGCAACTTCTCCTCTTTATTCTGCTGATGGTTTAACCTGGACAGCAGCTACAACCGCAACAGGATCAGCTTGTGCCTATGGAAGCGGTTATTGGGTTGTGGGAAGTAATGCAGGAGTACTATTTTATTCTAATTCTCTCGGTAGTTTTAATTCAAATACTGCATTAGCTACAGGAGCTACAACTTCTATTATTTTTGATGGTACTTATTTTGTTCAGGCAAATGTTGCATCTCCATTTATCCAAACAACTTCTGTAGTTGGCATTGGTGCTGTTCCAGTAAATGCTAATGGTATAGCTTCTACATATTCTTTGGCTTATGCAGGAACAACTTATGTTGCTGGTGGTTTAAATGGTATAACTTACGTTTCTTCAGGAAATCCCACTAGCTGGGCTTATTTAGGTAAAACTGCAAGCGCAGTTAATGCCATGACTTATGGAAATGGCTTGTATATCTATGGCGCTCCAGGCGGAGGTTTAGGTACATCAACAGATGGTAAACATTGGACAGCCGTAACTTCAGGAACTGGATCTGCTATTAATGCAGTAACGTATGCTTCTGGATTAACCAATCAATATGTTTATGCTGGTGCTGGCGGAGCACTTTATACATCTACTAACGGTGCAACATGGACTGTTAGAACTTCAAATACAGGTTCTGCAATTAATGCTTTGACTTTTGGATCAGTACTTGTTTATGGTACTACAGGCGGAGGTGTAGGTACATCTACTGATGGTGTGACATGGACTGCTAGAACTTCAGGAACAACATCTCAAATTATAGCGTTAGCATATAGTAATACACTTACAAACCAATATGTTTATGCTGGTGTTGGCGGAGTTTTGGCTACTTCTACTGATGCTGTAACATGGGTCAATAGATCAGCTGGTGCATCTACTAGCGGAACGGTAAGTTCTTTGCAAGCTGCTGCATATTCAAGCACTCTTACAAATAAGTATATTGCTGCTGGTGCTGGCGGAGCTATTGTTAGTTCAACCGATGGAGTTACATGGACAGCCAGAACTTCAGGAACTGCATCACTTATCTATACAACATTTTTTGGAGCTACAAATTATTTTGCTGGTGGAGCTGGAGGAGTTTTAGCTACTTCTACAGACGCTATAACTTGGTCAGTTGGTTCAACTGGCGTTACTTCTATTATCTATGCAGGTATTTATGTAGGTTCATTGACTAATAAATATATTCTTGGTGTTGCTGGTACAACTGGTACGATTAGAACATCTACTGATGGAGTTACATGGGTAGGGCAGACTTCAGCTGTATCTGGTTTTATGAGTGCTCTTACTTATGGAGCCTATTTGGTAGCTGGCGGTGCTGCGGGTATTTTACAAACTTCCACCGATGGAGTTACATGGACAGCTAGAACTTCAGGAACTGCATCTGCAATTAACGGTTTAGCTTATGGTGCTCCTAATAGTGTGAGTACATATGTTATGGGCGGTGCTGGTGGAATGCTACGCACTTCTACAGATGCCATTACATGGACTACTGGTACAACTGGTACTGCTTCGTTTTTTTACTCTATTGCTTTTGATGGCGCACAATACATTGGTGTAGGTGCAAATGGAATAATATATACAACTACTAACTTTAGTTCCTGGACTGCTAAAACTTCAGGAACTTCATCAGTTTTGTACGCAACAACCTACGCAAGTACTTTAACAAACAAATATGTTTCTGCTGGTGCTGGCGGCGCATTAGTTACATCTACTGATGGAACTACATGGGCTTCACAAACTTCAGGAACTACATCAATCATACGAGCGCTTGCTTTTGGTTCAGTCCTTGTTTATGGTGGTGACGGCGGTGCTTTAGCTACATCTACTGATGGAGTCACTTGGACTGCTAGAACTTCGAATACATCAAATACTATTTTTTCTTTGGTGTATGCGTCTGGACAAACTAATTCATATGTTTATGCTGGTTTTGCGGGGCTTTTATCTAGCTCCACCAATGGTGTTACTTGGACAACAAGAATATCAAATACAGCATCTCAAATTAATGCTTTAGCTTACGGTAACGGTTTGTATTTATATGCTGGTGTTGGCGGTGTATTAGGAACATCTACTGATGCTGTAACATGGGTTACACGTTCAAGCCAAACTACAAGTGCTATTACTTCCTTAGCATATAGCAGTACATTAGGTCTTTATGTATACGCTACAACTGGTGCAATTGGTACATCAACAAACGCTATTACTTGGAACGTATATCCATCAAGTATTCTTGGCACAAGTTCAGTTATTTATGCAATAACTTATGGGGCTACATTAGGTTTAGTTTATGGCGGCCAAAACGGACTTGCTGGTACATCTACTGATGGGCTCACTTGGGGTGTCTTAGGAACTTTTACAACTTCTGTAATAAGTGCAGTTGCTTATAACGCTACTAATTCATTATTTGTCGCTTCTGGCACTAACGGTGTCGTTGGGACATCTACAAATGGATATGTTTGGATACCACGTTTTAGCGGAACAACAAGTAATATTCCTGCGTTAGTTTATGATGGTTCAAAATTAGTGTATGCTGCAGCTGGCGGTCTTGTAGGCAATACCACTGGTATTGCTTGGACATCGATTGGTTCTGGCACAGCTAGTAATATTACAGGTTTAACTTATGGTAATGGTATATACGTTTACAGCGGTGCTGGCGGTATACTAAAAACTTCTACTGATGGGGTTCAGTGGACAACCAGAGTACCTGCTCTAGGAACTGTTTCTCAAATTACTAACGTAACTTATGCAAATAGCATATATCAATATGTTGGAGTCGCTGGTATTATTGCTACTTCTACAGATGCTATCACTTGGAATGCAAAAAATTCACATACAGTTGCAACCTTAGCAGCTCTTACTTACGGCGGTACATGGGTTACTGCTGGAACAGCTTATGCTTTTGGCACTTCAACTGATACCAATAATTGGGTTAACCTTGGCGGGTTAACTGGTACTATCAACAGTATGACTTATGGTGGTAGTCAGTTTGTTGCTGTAGGCGGTAATGGTATTTCTCAATATTCAATTGCAACCTCTACTGACGGATTCAATTGGATTAGCCAAACTAGCCCAACGACTACAATCTTAAGTTCTGTTACATATAACGGTAGCTTGTATTTAGCAACAGGAGCTAATGGTACTATAGTATCTTCAACTAACGGAGTTACTTGGACAACTCAAGTTTCCAATACAACAAGCAATCTAAACGGTATTGCTTATAGCTCAGTAAATAATAATTTAATCGCTGTTGGCGCTGGCGGTTTAATTCAAACTTCAACCAATGGAACTACATGGACGCCCTTATCAGGAACTAATTCTAATATTAACTCTCTTGTTTATGTTTCAGCATCAGCTACTAGCCCTTATGTGTATGTTGGCGCTGGCGGTTTAATTGGCACATCGACAAACGGACTTGGTTGGACAGTTAGAAATAGTGGTACAACAACAAACCTAAGAAGCGCTGCATGGAGTACTGTTTCATCTTTGTATGTTGTTTCTGGTGATAACGGAACAATCCTCACTTCCCCAGATGGTATTACATGGACGACACGTACGTCTAACACAACAAGTACTATTTATTCCATGATTCAATCTGGAGATTCTAATGGTACTTTGGCTTATGCTGGTTCAAATGGTATTTTCAGTACTTCCAATACTGGTATCAGTTGGACAGTGCCTTCATCGTTTACAACTATATTTCAAGTTTCTCAGAACACGTTGATTTATAGCGGTTCTTTGTTTGTTGCAGCAGGTACGCTTGGTGGTATGGTCACTTCTACAGATTCATACACTTGGGCATCAGCTACTACAGGAACTACAAGCACAATTACTTCCTTGGCTTTTGGTAATGGGTTGTATTTGTATGGCGGTGCTGGAGGAGTTTTAGCAACATCAACAAATACCGTAGCTTGGACAGCAAGAACTTCAGGTACAACTTCCAGCATTACGGCTATTGGTTATGGGGCTGGGCTTACTAATCAGTATGTATATGGAGATTCTGCTGGTTCTATTGCAACATCTACAAATGGCATTACTTGGACAACTCGCACTTCGTTTGGATACCAAGTTGCTGGCATAGCATACGGTAATGGTGTTTATGTAGCAGTATCTTATAACAATCAGTACGCAGCAACTTCTACTGATGGTATTACTTGGACAACTCCAATTACCATAGGTGTGACTGCTACTTCTTTAGTCTACGGAGCTAACGTATTTGTCGCAGCTGGAGCTTCTGGGGTATTAAAAACTTCTACTAACGGTATTACTTGGACAACTCAAACAACTGGTATCACCACATTAATTACTACTTTAGCATACAATAATGGTGTATTTTTCTTTGGTTCTAATAACGGAACTTCAGGAGAAGCATACTATAGTGTAAATAATGCCATCTCTTGGTCACTTTCTAACAGTAGTATTTATTTTGGCCCAACGCAAGCGATTGCTGTAGGTGCTAGCAATATTGTTGCAGCAGAAAATTCGACTATGGGTATATACAGCTTGAATGCGGTGTCATACAATCCAGCTACCCAGTTTGCAGTACCTAATCAAGTTTTGACACAGTACTATACTGGGCCTGTTAATTCCGCAGCAAATCTTTATATAAAGGCTTTATAACCAATGACACCACACGTACTAATTGCAACTCCTGCCTATAGCGGTAAGGTGAATGTTCAGTATGCTTTATCTTTAGCTGAAACTATGGGGCTACTCAGAGCTACAGGTGTAGCAGTATCCACAAAAATAGTTACTTCAGGTTCTTTGCTGGTTGCAGAACGCAATCGACTACTTGAATATTTTTGGCAGTCTGATGCCACTCATATTCTTTGTATTGATGGCGATTTAGGTTGGCCCGCCCAAGCGGTGTTGGCTATGCTTCAGCAAAATAAAGAGTTTATCGCTGGTATTTACCCTGCTAGGGGGCACAAAGCTTTTACCTTTAGACCCGTTTTGGCAGAAAACGAATCGATCATTAGAGAAAACCATTTGCTGCAAATGGAATATATTCCCGCAGGTTTTATGCTTATTAGCAAAGATGCGGTGAAAAAAATGAGAGATCATTTCCCAGAACTTTATTATTCACCAAAAGACCCACGCAGTGATAAAGAAAGCACATTCTGTTTATTTAATACTGAAGTTTATGATGGTGAGTTTTGGGGTGAAGACTACGTATTCTGCCGTCGGGCTAGAGAAGCTGGCGTCGATATTTGGGTTGATCCTTTAATTCAATTTGACCATGATGGTAACGTTGGTATGTTAATGGAAGCTCTTTCCCAAGAACCGTCCAAAGAAAACATCAATATCAACGATGTTGTAGATATCGTAGATAAAACTGCTTAAGGTGATGCCATTGATCCGTTTACCCTTGTTGCACTTGCTAGCGGAGCTTTCAAAATATGCCGTGAAGCTTGCGAAATGTATAAAGAGGGTAGGCAGATTGTTACTGACATTGCCAAGGAAGTTGATGGAGTTGTCAAAGACGTTAAGAGCGTACAAAAGAAAGCCAAGGGGCTATTTGGGTTCTTAACGTCTATCTTTGGGTCTAAAGAAGAAATAAAGCCCGAAATTGCAGAAAATCTGCAAAAAACAGCCCCAAAAGCTTCCAAAAAGAAACGTCAGCCACCTCCAGAGTTTGATGAAAACCTCATTTACCAGCAAGTAAGTGATGCTCTCATTAAGTTCTTCCAAGCTTACAATGCACTTAAAAATTATGTAAAGGAGCAAGAGGAGTTCGCCCTTCACGCCAACAATGAAGAAGGCCAAGAGGCGGCAATCAAGATCACGATTGCTAATCTTCAGATGGAAAAGCTCAATGAAGAACTGAGTAATTATATGGTTTACCATGTGCCCGCTGAACTGAAAGATTTGTATACAAGAGTTAATAAACAAATTGGTCACATTGCTAATGTGCAAGCTCTTGCTAGGCGAGAGGAAATGCTAAGGGAGCGACACGCAAGATGGCTACGGGAGCAAAAAATAAACCGAATCAAGGGAAGAATGGCGGCTTCAGCTCTTACAGTGCTGATGCTAATGTGGATGTGGGCAATGATTCTGAGTCTGACTCATTAGCCATTGTTTTGATTATTTTGTTGTTTGCTGTCATTTTATTGTTTCTCCCAATCCTCGGATGGATGTATACTGATATACGCAAAATGGAGATTCGGGTGGAAAGAGCATTATCAAGGATCGAAGGCAAATGATTAAAAAATCCAGTTTTGTATATACATCAATATTGATATGTATATTTTTACCCTTTTTCTTAACAGGTTGTCATGACCAATATCGGTATTTTTGCCAAGACCCAGATAACTTTAAATCTGAACGTTGCCAAAAACCTTTGTGCGAGTTTAATCAGGATTGCCCTGAATATTTGGTAGCCCCTATTTTGGAGAAGAAAATTGAAGGAACTCCTGCTCCTACTGCTCAACAGCCCCAAGGAACGCCTGTCTGCCGATGAGATAGAGATCAGGGTTAGGTCATTTGTAATTATTGTAGTGACTTTAATCTTGGCTTTTATCGTGATGGCGCTTCTTTATTCGGTGACGTTTGTTAGTCAGCCAATCAAGGCTATGGCTCCTATTGACCAAGCCTATACCAAGATGCTCAATGACATCGTTCTACTCATTGTAGGCGGCATTGGGGGCATCTTGACCAAAGGCTTGACTAATGAAGCTACTAATATGATGAACGCAGCTAAGGCCAACAAGGATGCATATGTGGCTCCTCCTCCCCCTCCTCCTGCTCCTATTATTGTTTCTGCTCCTAATTGGACTCCACCTCCTCCGCCCGTCTCGTCTCCTACATTGGAGGATGAAGAAACTAGAGAAAGAATGGCAAAAGCAAAGGCAAGTTTAAATGCTTAGTTGGTTGTCATGGTTCATTGATGACCTCTTTTACTGGCTGGCAGTCATTGCCCTCATGGGCGGTGCTATTGCCTACATTCTGAGTTACTTGGTAGGGTTTTTACCTATGTTAAAGCCCCATGCCCTTATCATGAAGGTTGTGGGATTGGTGTTAGTTATTTCAGGAGGTTACTATGTCGCAGATCATCATGGCTATGAAAGACGTGTTGCTGAAGATAAAGCAGAAATTGACCGACTTAATGGCGAAGCTCGAGCAAAAGAAGTCGAGCTCAAAGGAAAACTCGCAAGAGCCACCAGCCAACTGAAACAGGCTAAAAATGATATCAAGACCAAACAAGCTTCTATCAATGCTCGCATTGACAATGGTGAGTTGCGCCTCCCCTCCACCTGTGGTGTACAAGCCAGTTCAGGTTCCACCGATGGAGATCAAGCCAATGGAGCCCAATCTGACCGACAGGCTATTAAAGATATTGTCGCCATCGCCTCAGACGGAGACAAAGCAATCGTCAAGCTCAACGCCTGTATTAGCCAATACAACGAAGTAATGCAGACAGTCAACGAGGGGGTTAAATGAACGACAAAATTACGCTTATCCTGATGTGCCTTATCACGGCTCTTCTTTTTGTGATTTTGATACAAGTATGATTACCGTAGATCAGCTCCATCGTTTGGGAATTGCCCCGCAGTGGGAAGCCCCATTAAATGCAACTTTTGCCAAGTTTGGGATTGATGATGATAACAAGCAAGCTGCGTTTATTGGACAGTGTGCACACGAGTGCAACCATTTCAAAACACTGGAAGAAAACCTCAATTACTCCGCAACAGGACTTCAAGCGCATTTTCACACCCACTTTCAACCAAACGAATACGAGCTTTACGCCCACAAACCTGAAAAAATTGCCAACAGAATTTACGCCAATCGAGGCGGCAATCGAAATGAGGCGTCAGGAGATGGGTATCGCTTCCACGGACGAGGCTGTATCCAGCTCACCTTTCACGATAATTACTGGCACTTTGGTCAAGCCGTGGGTCAGGATTTTGTAGCGCACCCTGAGTTGGTGGCAACCCCAATGTATGCTTGTATGAGTGCTGGCTGGTTCTGGGCTACGCATGGCTGTAATCCCTTGGCAGAAGCTAAAAATTGGCAGATGCTGACCAAACGTATCAATGGCGGTACATTTGGGATAAACGAACGTATCGCTTTAACCGAACAAGCCTTGACTCTGATTGGCTAAGAGCCCATAATCGATCTGGGCTAATCCCCCTTTTTTTAACCCTAGGAGAACTTTATGGCAATGAGCTATGAGCAGTTTATGCAAGCCTCTGGCGCAGAACTTGTGTGCGGAAATTTGATTATCGGCGTGATGCAAAATCGTAGAAAGATTGGTGATCGTCTTGATGGCACATTTACGCTTAATGAAGAAGGTTTAAAACTTCTTGCTGAGATTGAGAGCAAAATGGGAGTGACTGATGCTACACCTGAAGTTGTAGCTAAGCCCAAAAAGAAAGCTAAAGATACCCCAGCAGAAGCTATTGATTTAGGCGATAATATTGTCATTCCTAAGATTACTGAGGAAGACTTGCTCATTTAACAGGAGAATGGGGCCATGCCAGCATTAAAATTAGAATCTTTTTCTGGAATTAATCCTCGCACTGGCCCTACTTTACTTGCTGATAACCAAGCACAAGTTGCTTCAAATCTTAAAATTCAGTCAGGAGAAATCCGTCCTTGGCGATCTCCTACCAATGTTTATACTCCCTATTACACATCTTCAGCAAAGACAATTTATAAATTTGTAGGGCCTGCTGGTGTTTCACCTAGCTATGTTTGGCTTGAGTGGACAAGTGACGTTAATGTTGTTCCTGGCCCTGTTGCAGATTTAACCGATGATCGTCTTTACTTTACCAGTACTGGCTTCTCAAATGGCCCTCGCAAAACAAATTGGGCGCTTGCCACTGGCAATAGTATTGGTGTAAAACCATTTCCTAATGCATATTATGAGTTAGGTGTTCCATACCCTACCACAGCCCCAACAGTGACGGCTGCTGGAACAGGAGCTGCTCCTGTCGAAACACGTACATACATATACACATATGTAACTCAATTTGGTTCTGTTCTTGAAGAATCAGCACCTAGCCCTCCTTCAGTGGCTATCAATGTCAATTACTCTGGTGATTCAGTAACGATCAGTGGATTTGGGTCACCACCTTCAGGCAACTATAATTTTGTTTACAAGCGTATTTACCGTACGGTTGTTGGTAGCACCACTGTGGGCTATGAATTAGTTGCTCAAATTCCAATTGCTAATACAACATATACGGATACTGTAACTGCAGCCAATTTGGGCATTACGCTTTCTTCGTTGTACTACACGCCACCTCCTTCCACATTGCAAGGTTTGGTGGCTATGCCAAATGGTGTGCTAGCAGGATTTACTGGAAACCAAGTTTGGTTCTGTGAGCCTTATTTACCTCATGCTTGGCCTGTCAACTATATGTTGACAACTGACTATCCAATTGTGGGTTTAGGTGTTTATAACAATCAACTTGTTGTTGGCACAACCAAAAATCCTTATGTGATTACTGGTACTACATCAGCATCAATGTCACAAGAGAAATTACCTTTGGTACAACCTTGTGTGTCTAAAAATTCGTTTGCTTCCGATCAATACGGTGTTATGTATGCAAGTCCAAACGGTATTGTGGGGATTTCTACTGGTACAGCCGATGTTGTTACCAGCCAGTTGTTTACTCGTGATGATTGGCAAGCTTTGAACCCATCGAGCATGATAGGTGCACTTTACAACGATATGTACTTTGGTTTTTACCAAACTACTGGCGGTTCATACAATGCCATGGTGTTATTGCGCCAAGACAATCCACCTCTAATTAATTTTTCAGCAGCAGCTGTTGGCGTTCATGTTGATCCCACTACTGGTGTTTTGAATATTATTGACCACACTTCAAATAATATTCTTGCTTTAGATAGCAGCACAAGTTCAAACACAGTGTTTGACTGGAAGTCCAAAAAGTTTTTACATACCAAACCAACGGTATATACAACTTTACAAGTTCATGCAGACTATGTTTACATGGCAGCCAACTCAGGTTCTTATGTAACGATTACAGTTTATGCTGATGGAACATCAGTCTATAGCGGCAATGCTACTAGTGATTACCCTATCCGTATTGCTGGAGCACGAGCTTATGTTTGGGAGATTGAAATCACAGGTAATGTGCCTGTTCGCCGTGTAAATTTAGCTTCAAGCATGGTTGAAATTGGGGCGATCTAATGGCTAATTTACCTGACTTTCCCAGTATTCCAGCGGTAACTCCTGTAACCGATCCAGTGGTTTCGTCAATCCTGCGACCAATGCGGGAAAGTCTTTTGATTATTACTGGTGCTTTGTCAGGCAGTCCATTGGCAAATGGAACTGTAATTACTACTGGATTGAACCCAGTCATTACAAATCCCGTTTTACCATCAGGTACAGAAGATTTTAGTACTCCTCCAGCACCAACAAACCTTACGGCTACTGGAGCATTTGCTACTGTTATCCTTACTTGGGACGCTGCAGAATTTGCAAGTTATGCCTATACTGAAATTTGGAGAGCTTCGATTAATGCCATTGGAGCAGCTAGTCTAATTGGTTCGACACCTGGAAATGTATTTTCTGACGCCATTGGAAATAACACCACCAATTATTACTGGGTTCGGTTTGTAAACAAAGCAGGTATTAAAGGCCCATACAATGCCCCAGGAGGCACTGCTGGAACTACTGCGATTAACCCATCTTTGGTTATTGCAAGTTTAACTAACTCAATTACAAGTACTCAGTTGTACAGTGATCTTGCTGCTCAAATTGCTTTGATTCCTGGTTTATCTACTTCTGTTGCTGCAAATACAGCTAGTATTACCACAATTAGCTCACACCAATCAACTCAAGATGCCAGTATTGCAACTCTTACTACTGCAGTCAATGCAAATACTACAAGTATCAGCACTTTGAATGGAAATGTAACTTCTAATACGGCGGCAATCACCACTTTACAAAGTACACAGACTTCACAAGGTAGTTCAATCGCTTCTTTGACGACTACAGTTAGTTCTCAAAGTACAACAATTAGTTCTCAAGGCACACAGATTGCCAGCAACACAGCATCAATTTCTACTCAAGCATCTTCCATTAGTGGTTTGCAAGCTCAGTACACAGTTAAGATTGATGTCAATGGATATGTCTCTGGTTTTGGTTTAGCAAGTACACCCGTCAATGGAACGCCTTACTCAACGTTTATTGTTCGTGCTGATTCGTTTGCAATTGGAGCTCCAGGCAGTACAACTCCAGCACCAACTCTTCCTTTTATAGTCCAAACTTCGACTACTACTGTAAATGGTGTAACTCGTCCTGCTGGAACGTATATTCAAGATGCGTATATTGCTAACGGTACGATTTCTAATGCCAAGATTGGCGATCTTGCTGTTGATGACGCAAAAATATCTGCTTTAACAGCAACAAAAATTACTGCTGGCTCTTTGACTGCTGGTAATTACATTCAATCGGCAACTTATATTTCGGGTTCTACTGGCTGGAATATTAATGCTAATGGAACAGCTGAATTTGGAAGTATTACTGCCCGTGGTTCATTACAAGCAGGAACTGCGACATATGGCGGGAGCACAGTAACTGGAACAGGCGCAGCCCTTAATTCCAATGGCACTTTTGCTTTAGGCAGTTCTACTGCTAATCTGACTTTTAACGGTACAAATTTTAATATTTCTGGTGCTCAATTCCAAGTGGGGACTGCGGCTGCTAGTGGTATTACTATGACTGGTTCAGGTAGTATCATGTATCCAAACGGATATTTTGCTCTTGGAACAGCTTCTTCAAATATTACCAATTCTGCCTCTGGTGTTTTCATCAACGGATTTACGCAGAACACTGCAGCTTCAATTGCAGGTGGAGATATTACATCCCCCATTACTTTACTTACTTTTTCTGTTTCAGCCAATAACGCAATTTATCCAATAATTTTAAATACAACAGGTTTTCTATCTGCATCACTTGCTTCTGCGTCTACAGCAGTTTCTTGTATTATTGATGTCATTGTTTATTTAACAGGGTATGGTGCGATATACGAATCAGTTTTGGTCTTGCCAACATTTATTGAATTGGGCACAGCTAAATGTGGATGCCAATTTGCAGTCCCTCTAGCTGGGGTAGTAAGTGCAAATTCGTATACATATTCTATATCTGCAACTGCATCTTTCCATGATACTAATTTTAATTCTCTAGGGTATGGAACACCATTTTTTACTAGAGCTGAAACATCATTTTTTCAGCCTTTAATATGAAATACTACACAATATACAACCCAAACACAGGAGAAATTGTTCGTTCTGGGCATTGTGACGATGACATGTTCTCAATTCAAGTTGAGCCTGGCTGTGAAACTATAGAAGGCGAAAGTTATTATCTTTTTAATTATGTTTTGGATAATCAAATTCAAACATACACACCTTCTCAAAAAGCCTTAAAAAGTCAGTTCCAGCCTCCTTACATGGTATGGAGCAATAGTTCATTTACCTATGTAGATACAAGGACAACAGATCAGCAAAGAGCCGATCAAGTTGTGGCGGTCGGTGCAAAAAGAGATAATCTTTTATCCGCTTCTGACTGGGTTGTAGTTAGGGCTACAGACCAAGGGACTGCTATTCCTGCCGAATGGAAAACATACAGACAAGCTCTAAGAGACATACCCACTCAAACAGGGTATCCTTTTAACGTGGTTTGGCCTACGTCTCCTTGATTAAACCAGTTTTAACGCCTAAAATATGAAAAAAATTTTATACGGAGAAGATGCTAGACTGCTTGCTTGGCTTGAACCGAGGCTCGAAGGTCACTTTTCTCCAACGAATGCAACAGCTTTTGGAGTCGAAAACGATAATGAAATCATCGGAGTTGTAGCATTTAATTACTATTCAGGAACATCTGTCCACATGAATGTCGCTGCGTTACCTGGTCGTTATTGGTTAACAAAAGAATTTTTGTGGCGCAGCTTTGCTTATCCTTTTCTTCAGTTAAAGTGTAATCGAGTTACCGCATTGGTACGTGAAGACAATATTCATGCTCAAAAGTTTGACGAAAATCTTGGATTTGTCCGAGAGGGTTTACTTAGAAAAGAAAGTAAAGACGGACAAAATATGATTGTGTACGGTATGCTTAAAGAAGAATGCCGTTTTTTGGAGATTAAAGTATGAAGTTGCATGATTATGAAATGCTACCTGAATTAGCATTTACGCCACGTGGCGGGCGTTTTGGTCGTGGTATGACCCTTTGGGGTAAAGGCGGCGGGGCATCTGCACCCCCTCCAATTGATCCATCAATTACTACTAATCTTGCAAATAATATTGCTCTTGGTGGGCAATTAGCTACGTCTGGTCTTAATACGTATAACAGTACGACTGCTCCAGCTATTCAACAAGCAATCGATACTCAGACTGCAGCAAATAATACATATTCAACTGCAGCCAATACTGCAGCCAATCAACAATTAGGTATTTATAACAACACTGCTGTTCCTGCGTTAAATGCTATTACAACTGATGCAAATAACTACAACAATGCTGGTTACCAAGAACAAATTGCAAGTCAAGCGTTGGGCGATGTAAACCAACAGTTTGCACAACAACAAGCTAATAACGCATTAAAACAGCAATCTTATGGTATTAACCCTAACTCTGGTGCAGCTCAAATGAGTGGTAATGCCAATGCTGTACAACAAGCCGAAGCTGGTGCTGCGGCGTCTACTCAAGCTCGTGCTGCTGCAGTTGCTCTTGGCTTACAAAAACAACAGAATGTATTTAATTTAGCAAACCCATCTTTGTCCAATGCTGCTAGTTTGGGTACAGCTGCAATAGGCGCAACTCAAAATAACGTTAACAATAATGCTACGATGGCTAGCGCCAATAATGCTGCTTTGAATACTGCTGGAGGATTGTTAAGCGGGGCAAACAATGCTGCTAATTCTGCTTACGGTAATCAAGTCAATGCGTACAATGCGACTCAACAAGCTAATGCAACAAGTTCTGCTGGTTTATTTGGTGGTTTAGGTACTGCTGCAGGTATTTTTGCTGGTAGTAAGACTGGTGCAGCAATACTTGGTTTAGTATAGGAATTAATCATGGCATACAATTATGGTGTAGGAATCGGGTCTTTTGCTGAAAATGCTCTTAAAGGCTATACAACAGTTAAAGACCAGCAAGACAAAGCTGCTGAACGTGCGCAACGTCAACAATTAATTGATCTCCAATTAAAAGAAGATCAACGCAAACAATCTGAGTTTGACCAAGCACAAGCTGAAAAACAAGCTATTAACAATGTCTCAACTTCTACTTTGGGGCAAGCTAATAAGCCTTCAACAGCACCTTCTATTCAAGAAAATACTGGTGTTGGCCCAGTTCAAGCTCAAGGTTTAGCTGTTAACTCAGGCGATACAGAATTTGATAAAGCTGTTGCTCAAAGTGATGTTAATACGCTGAATCAAAATGCTCAGGCACAAGGCCAAGCAATTCCAACGCAGACACCTGTTGCGCAACGAGCTTTGTCTATGGATGAAGCAAGGCAAAGATATGCTCAAGCTTTATACGCTAATCCAAACATTAGCCCTGAAAAAGCTGCAGCTCTTCAAGCTACGCAACAACAATTACAACTTGGTGGTTATCAGCTAAATGAAGCTGAACAACAAGCGGACTTGAATAAAAAATTTAAAACATTTAGCGATGACCATTTTAATCGCACAGAAAAAATCAATAAAGTTGATCCTAATAGTGCTGAATCAGTAGCTAGCGTTCTTGGCCCTGAATATGAAATGCATAATCCTGGGCATCAAGTTGGTTTTGATAAAAAGACCAATACAGTTACTTTTGTTGGTGATGACGGCAAGCCAGTAGCTATGAAGCCTGGTGAAGCTTTTGCCATGGCTAAAAAATTAAATGACGATCATTTTGCTCTTGGTGCAACAAGATTTGCTAAAAGCCCAGCTGAATTTCTTAAAATGTATACCGATATTGAGAATCTTAAAGAGACTCATGCTAAGAACCAAAGCGAAGCTAAGTACCAAGAGAAAGCTGGTAATGCTGCCCTTATGAATGCCAATGCTGCACAAACTAATGCAGCAACGAATGCTCAAATTGGTACATCTACTATTGCGTACAACAATGCACGTACACAAACTGCTCAAATTGCTCTTGATTTAGCTAAGAATAATAAATCTGCTCAAGAAGCCATGAGGCCATATCAAGAGCAGCTCGAAGCTCTTACAGATGATGAAATCAAAGCAGGTAAGGGTGATGTCATTGCCCAAAAAATGCTTGTGGCTGGCGCAACTAAATCTGCTGATATTGCAAGGTATTTGGCAGAAAGTAAAAAACAAGCTAAAGGTGAATGGAAAACAGTTCCAGGAGCTGAAGACCTCCAAGAAAATTCTGTTACTGGACAAAGACGACAACTCGATCCAAACACCAACACTTGGAAACTTCAAGGACAAGGAAAAGTTTCTGAAAATGCAGCTCGACTTGGGGTTTCATCTCATGTAGATCAGAACGGACAGATCGGCTACAAGGGTGCAGATCATTATTATTCGACAGAACAAGAAGCTGTTGAGTCATTCCAAAATAAACCTGCTGCGGAAAAGCCATCAGCAATTCCTACTGAAAAAGCTAAACCTGCTGAGGCTCCTGCCCAACCAACTTCTGCTCTGCCAAAAGATGCTGTAAAAAATGTTGGTTATTACCTAAAAGATAAGAGTAAACCGTGGTCAGCAGAAGGCGTTAGTGAACATTTTGCAACTCAAGCAGAAGCAGAAGCCGCTTACCGTAAAGCTCACGTACAATGGCATTTACAAAATCCATTTGCCAAGGACTAAGCCATGCCAATACTTGAAGGTTTTAAACCTGTTGGTGAGTTATCAGGTACAACTCCAACGATTGTTCCAAATGACCGCAATGCGCTTATGTCTGGTTTGTCGTCAGGCACAAGTAATCTTGAAGGATTGTTATACGATGCTTTAGGCGCAGGTGCTGATGCCACTAAACTTAAAGAACTTAAAGAGTGGGCTAATAAACAAGCTAAACAAAAAGAATATGAATCTTTTGTAGCTAGTAGACCTGAACTTAATAATATTGAAGATCAGTCTTTAGGTTCTTTACCTTCTTATGCTGCTTATCAACTTGGACAACAATTACCTCAAGTAGGCGGAGCTATGCTCTTAGGTGCAGCTGTTCCTGAAGCTGCTGTTCCTGCTGCTGTATCTAGACTAGGTGCTGTTGCTCCTGATTTTCTCAGTGGCGGAGCTTTAAAAGCTGGTGCTGATTTTGCTACTAGACGTGCTGCTTTAGAAACGGGAACGACTCTTGGTAAAAATGCCATGGGTTTGGGAGCGTTCAACGAAGTCCAATCTATTGGTTCTTTATACAATAGCGCCAAAGAAAATCCTGATGAGGAAAATGCAGGGCTTAAATCCTTAGCATTATCTCCAGCTCATGCCGCACTTGAAACTATTCCCGAAGTTCTTTTGGGTAAAGTCATTGGCGGTGAACATGGATTTACTGGAAACTTTATTCAGCGAGGTTTAAAAGCAGGTGCGGCTCAAGCTACTACTGGTGCTTTATCTGAAATAGGCCAAGGTGAACTAGAGATGGCTGTCGGTAAGCCATTAACAGATGAAGAAAAGTTTAGCCAAAGATTAAATTCTGGCGTTGCTGGTGGGCTTGTAGAAGGTATTTTGGGCGGCGCTGGCGGTATGTTGCGTAGCGGTAAAGCTGTACCTTTGATGAAAGGTACAAATGAGCAACTAACTACATCTGAATTAGACCAAGGCAATGGTCAAGGTGGCGGTAGACAGCCTGATACTGGAGACTCAGTACAACAAGCTTTAAACGATAATCTTGATCTTGGGTCTACTCCAACGGCTAGAGTTCAGTTACCAACGCTTAGCGCAACTCAGCAAGGGACTACAGATGTAGCTCAACAAGCGGCTGCAGCAGAACAACAGCAACAACAAGCTCAAGCAATTCAACAGCAACAACAAGCGGCTGCACAAGCTCAAGCTGACCTAAAAGCTCGTCAAGATCAAGCACTCCAAACTTTTGGTGTGGCGAATAGCGTTGATGACACCAGAGGTAACTTGGTTGGCAAACCCATCTTATCTAAGAGCACTTTAAGCGTTGTAGCTGATGCGTTGGAAAAAGAACACAGCGCTATGCCCGAAGATCAAAGAACAATTGCTAGCGCAATCATTGCCGCTAATAATGCTTTGGCTACACCTGAAAAAACAAACCCATTGGTAAGCTTTAGCTTTAATGTGGCTGACCCTGCTAAAACAGCTACGTCTGTACAGAATGCTTTCAAAGCGATTGCTAATGTAGCTACCAAATACCAAATCCATGATGCGACATCTGCTGAGGAAGCTGCTGCCCGTTTGGATGAACAATCTAAATCTGCCAAAGCTGGGGAGTTAGATAAGATCAATGCTATCCATCAAGCCTTGACAGGCAAGGATACTTCTGGTTTCATTGCTAGTCAACAATCTAAAGGAGAGAAAAATGGAAACAAACAACCCCAACGTCAAGTGGAAGCAACTCCCAGGGTGGGAACAGTACCAGTCCAAGGAGGATCAGCTCAAGCAGCAAATGGAGGAGGGAATGTGGGGAATGGAAACGTTCAACCCATCGGAGCAGGAAGTGTCCCTCAAGAACAGACTGGACAGCAAACTGGACGAGCACCAGCAGAAGGAATACGGAATAGCCCCAGTGGAGCCTTGCTTAGCGGGAATGTTCACGATGACGGGAATGGGACTGGGCAGGGGCAGATAAATGAAGCAACCCAAAATAGCTTGGGTGGGCAAGAAGGCGGTCAACCTCAACAAGCCAGTGAAGCCAATGTGGATCGGCAAAATGTTCCAAATGGCCCACGAGTCTACAATCCAGCCATCACCTACTATGCCTCAGACCTTGCCCACATCACCAGTGCCAGACGCATCCAAATAATTACAGAACTGTTAGAAAAGGTTTTATCGCCTAAAGTAAACAGAGCTGGAATAGTTGATGCCAAAACAAGAGCTGAGTTATTAAGGCTTGCTCTGTTGGAGCAAATGAGCCATGAAAATATTGCTGAAATCACAGGTTTAAAAACAGACACTGTTGAAAAGCAATTGGAACGCATGGGCGTTAAGCTCAACAAAGAGAACGGTGAATTTGAAGTCACAGACCCTGACTTGGCTAAATCAATTGTCAATGAAGCTGCAAACTTCAAAACTCCTGAGTTCCCTGATGGAATTGGTCAGCAAGAGCTTGCTGGTCTTTATGCCACTCGACATGAGACTACGGATGAACCTACCACATTAGCAGAAGAACTTGAAGCTGGCGAACAGTCAGGGGATAGAAGTAAACTTCTTGCTGAAGAAATGAATGGTAAAGGTGAGAATGCCGAAGGCCAATCCATGGGCACTATTTCTAGTGCTGGGGGTAGCCAAGGGTCTGTTGAATCTTTGAACAAAGCTGTCTTTGATCGCATTGAAAAGCTTACCAAAGAGATGGAGGCATTGCCTGCTAAAGACCCACGTAGGGCTACTATTGAAGCCAAGATCAAAGAAGAGTGGGCTAAGTATGGCGAGAAGCAAGGTCAGCTTGCCAAGCAAGGTGAAATAGAAGTCAACCAAACTGAAGAAGGTGAGGAAGAAAATGCCGTTCAAGAGCAAAGCGCAAATGAGGGAAATGTTCGCAAATCAACCCGAGGTGGCAAAAAAGTGGGCGAAACTAACGCCCAATCCGAAAAACCTGCCCGAAAAAGTACAAAGCAAGAAACCAACAAAGAGCCAGTCGAGCCGAAAGAGGTAAAGTCTGATAATGAGTTGGCAGGTGAAGCATGGGACAAAGTTGCTTCTGAGTATCCTGAAGCTCCAAAATGGGCAGACTTAACCAAAGAACAACAAAAAACGTTTACGGATTTTGGCCCTAAAAATTGGACTGCCCAAGATGTTCAAGGTGAGTTAGTTAAGCTAGCTAAAAAACAATTTGGTGAAAATACTACCAAGGGTGTAAAGAATCCTTATTCAGTTGCAGAATTGACTGATGAGATTAAAACATTTATTCGTGCAGATATTCTTGGGCGCAAACTTAAAATTGTTGAGAATGTCCAACAATTACTTTTATCTCCAGATCGAGAAGAACAAATCGTTGGCGCTGCTATGGGTGTCAATGGCGCTTATGGTGTAGCCACAAACGGCACAGCTTACTTGATTGCTAACCGTATCGAAAAAGGTACAGGTCGTGCTAAGTTTATGCATGAAGTTGGAGCCCATTTGGGATTAGAGAAACTTCTTCCAACGGCTATCTACAACAAACTTACAGAACAAATTGCAAGTTGGGCTAAGTCTGACAATGGTTCTGTTGAATCCACGTTAGCAGTTAAAGCTGCTGAACGTGTTATGAATGCCAATACACCTAAAGAAGATCAGCGTTCTGAAATGCTGGCTTACTTTATAGAAGAAGCAATGCAAGCAGGTATTGATCCAACTGCGGCAGGTAAAGAATCAGCAGCTTTATCGTCTTGGTTCCGTACATTGTGGGCGGCATTTAAAAATGCTGTTCGTAAACTTGGATTTAAAGAATCTAATTTAACTGCTCAAGATGTAGTTAATCTTGCTTTTGGTGCAGCTCGTTTAGAAATTACTGGCACATGGCATGGTACTGCTGCTAGCTTCCGTAAGTTTAACCACAAGTTTATGGGTTCTGGTGAAGGAGCTCAAGCTTATGGTTGGGGTACGTATCTTGCACAACGTGTGGGTATTGCTCATGGTTATTGGAAAGCTGACGTAACTCGCAAAGCAAATCTAAATAAATTTTCAGATGAACAGTTTGAAAAAGCTGGCATTGATAAACAAGTTTTATCTGAAACTTATTATAACCACCAAGGTGAAAAGTTTTTACTTTTGCCTTCTAGCCTTAAAGTAAACCCACAAAATGGAGATTTATCTTTCTCTGTTATGTACCAAAGCGGTCGGATGAAGGGTACGAATGAGCGCCGCAATATTCACCAAATTTTGAATAGTGAAGGTGATATAGCATTTAATGATGCTCAACAAAAAGCATTAGAAAAAGTTGCGTCTGAGCAATCTTCAGCTTTAGAAGGTAGCTTACTGCGTGTAGACATTGGCGTTGGTCAAAATGATTTATTGGATTGGGATGAGCCCTTATCTAAACAACCTAATGTTTTAAAAGCAATTAAAAACAATCTTTCCTCTGATGTCATTAGCACGCTAGAAGAAGAGTACAACGATGATTTAGATAATCTTACTGGAGAAGACTTTTATCGTGGACTGCAAGCTTTGGAAAAACAAGATGGTTTGATAAGCAACCAATTCAAAGATGTTGAGGATTACAACAAACGTTTAGCCAATAAAGGCTCTAAACAAATTGTTTCTACGTACTTAGATGAAATCGCTAAAGTCCCTGGGATTAAATTTTTAGATGCTATGAGTCGGGGCGCAGGCCCTGAAAAGAAACTTGTTTTGCATGGAGTTAAATATACATCAGATGAATTAAGGCATCTAGTAAAAGAAGCTCGAGAGGGAAAAGGAACTCTTACTCTTGACCAAGTAACAAACTTGCGCCATGTACTGCATGTTGGTATTAATGCAGCATTAGAAGAATACAAAAAGAAAATCCAAAGGACAATTGATTCTTCTGTTCAAATATACAAAGAATCAAGTGAGAGATTTAAAGTACCGTATAACGAAGCTGAGGCATTGGCGAGGGCTAAAGCAACAGCTGAAAAAACTTACGAAGCTCAACAACTGAAATGGCTAGAGGATAACCTTAAAAATATTGATGTTATCTCCAAAGAAAAAGTTCGCACAAAAAATTTAGTTGTCTTTAACGACAAAAATATCCAACGTGTTGGATCAGAAATTGCTGCTGATAGACAGCGTATGAAGTTTGGTATTGACCAAGCTACTGTTGATAAAAATATCAACAAGCTGCCTCCTAGGATTCAAAAGCCAACACGAGTCATCACAGACTCATTGTTCAAGCAAGTCATCTCTAAGATGGGTGCAGCCAAAAACTTGATCTTGAAGTCTGCCATCACAGAAGATGTGGTGAAGTACGCACAGAAATATATGCGTTCCGCAGACAAATACTTGGCAGCTCAGTATGCTCGTCAAGCCATGGTGAACAAGTTCAACAACAAAGTTGATAAGATTCTTACAGCTTACGAAAAACTCGACAAAGCGATCCAAGGTGAAGGCGCAGGTAGCGTCAATGAATTTATCGCTGATTCAGTGCTTAGTGGTAAGTGGGGTTATTACCCTGGTGCTAAGTTTGTAGGCACTAAGTTGTTTGAAGTTGATCCAGATATGGAGAAACGCTTCAAAGCGTTTGAGAAGTATGAAGGCGCACAAGAGTTAATCAAGTCAGTATTTGAGCATGGTCACGATGTATTGATGTCTAAACAATCTGCTGCAACTAAAGCAGTCGAAGCTGAATTTGCCGAGCGTGAGCGTCAAGCCTTCTTTGACCCAGATATTTTGGATCAGTTACGTGCTGAGAAAAAGGCGGCTATTGCCAAGATATCTTTGGGTGATCCCACTGTACCCTACGCACCCTTGAGCCGCTATGGTGATTACGTTGTGATCGCTAAGTCTGCTGAATACCAAGCCTACGAAGATATGCTGAGTGGCGAACGTGGTATGGCTACTGGTAACAACGATATCGTTGGGGATGCCAACAGAGCTCGCATTTGGATGGATGAGAATCAATCCAACTCAACTCACTACGTTGTCCAGTTTGCTGAGACTTTAGGCGAGGCCAATAAGATTGCCCAAGACCTTGGCGCCACTGGCCTATACGACAACGTTCAGTCGGGTGAAAAAGAAACTCAAGCTAGCTATGCTGGTGGTAGCGATATCCATTTGGCTGTTGCTAGACTGCGTAACCTCTTCAAACGTTCTACTGAGAACAAGAGTTCTGCTGAAGCCAAAGCATTGGACAAGATGATTGGCGACTTGTATTTGTTGGCTACTGCTGAGAACAGTGCTCGTAAGTCTGAGATTGAACGTAAAAAGATTTCGGGTTTTGATAAAAACATGATGCGTAACCTAGCCACAAGTGGTAAGGCAAATGCGCATTTCTTGGCTAGCATGGAACACAATGACGCAATCAACGAATCAATTGATGAGATGCGCCAACAGGCTAAAGCCAATCGTGCTGAAGCCATGCCTTACTTCAATGAGCTGATGGAGCGCAATGCGGCTTCCATGAACTATAAGAGCCCAAGCATCATCGCCAAGTCTTTGAATCAGGCTAACCATATCTATTCTTTGACATTCAGTCCTGCGTTCTATCTCCAACAGATAGTGCAGACTGCGGCTATATCTTTGCCGTACCTTGCTGGTCGTTTGGGTTATACCAATGCTGCCAAGCATATCGGTCGTGCATACCAAGATGTGAGCAAAATTAAGAACGCATTAGATTTCAAAAATGTCAACGATCATCTTGATTTCAGCAAAGCTCCTGCTGATGTACGTGCAATGCTTGATCGTTTGGTAGGCATGGGCAAAATTGATATCGGCATGGATTCTGAGTTCAAAGCCAAGGGCTACGATCAGACTTTGTTTGATAAAGTCATGTACAAGATGCAAGGTATTACCAACCGCATCGAAGCTGTCAATCGTTCTGTAGCCGCCATAGCCGCTTATCGTGGTTATCTTGAGCGCTACGGTATGGATAAAGTGGAAGGTGCAACCCAGTACGCTGCAGACGTTGTGTCCGATACTCATGGTTCCTACGATGGATTCAATACTCCTCGTGTACTCCAAAGCACGTTTGGTAAGGTAGCTCTCCAGTTTAGACGCTTCCAAATCATCCAATTGTCTATGATGGCAAAGATGATCCATACTGCGTTCATCGAGAACTCAGCTTCCAAGGAAGAAAAACTTGTAGCCAAGAAAACACTTGCGTTCATCTGTGCTCAGATGGCTGTAGTGGCTGGCGGTTTGGGTGTGCCATTTGTTTCTCAGTTGGCGTTTTTGATGTTGAAGATGTTCGGTTCACCTGATGAGCCTGATGATGTTGAGTACAAGCTACGCAAATTGATTGGCGACCCTGTTGCGGCTGAGTTGCTATTGCGTGGTGTATCAGGTGCTGTCGGTTGGGAATCTTTCGGTAAGAAGATATCCATGGAAAACGTTGCGTCTCCATTCGGTGGCTATGTAACGCCTGACCTGACAAACCGTAAAGGTGTAGAGAAGACTGCTCTAGCTATTCTTGGCCCTTCCCTCAGCTTGACTGAGAAACTGGCTGATGCTTTCCAATATACAGCACAAGGCAATTACTACAAAGGACTTGAGGCTGCTTTACCAAATGGTTTATCAAACTCTCTTAAAGGTACTCGTTACCTTACAGAAGGTATGACCATGCGGAATGGCGACCTTGTAATGAAACCTGACGATATTGGTATGCTTGGTGCTGCGTCTCAAATGTTTGGACTGCCAACAAATGCGATCACTCATCAGCAATTTGCTCAGAAAGTTAAGGCTGAGTACGACCAAATGTACCAAGAAAGGTTGACTGAAATTAAGGGTGAATATGTGAAAGCCTATCGTGCTAATGATTCCAAAGGAATGTCTAATGCTAGAGAGGAATTCAGGCAGATGGAGGAGTCACGTATGGCTAACGGATACAAGCGCCAACCATTGTCTGAGTTGTTAAAAGCACCTATGGCGGCAATGAAGCGTGAACGTTCTGTGGTGAATGGGGTAGAATCAACTAAGCAAAATAAACAATTCTTAGCCACAATGGGTGCATAATGGAAACAGAAATCGAAACAGCACGTGAACTAGCCACTCATGCTGCAGATATCAAACATCTGCAAGATGATATGGATAAATTAATGTCCGATATGGAAGACATTAAGAAATCCCTTCAGGCGATTAGCACTACTTTATCTGAGGCCAAGGGTGGGTGGAAGATGCTAATGCTTATTGGTGGAGCTAGCGGTACTGTTGGCGCAGTGATTATGCAAATCATTCATAGCATTCCTTCTTGGAAATAAAAAATCCCCCAACACCGTGAAGCGTTGGGGGCAACCCTCTAAGGAAAAACCAACTATGGCAACTAACCGTGTGATGCTACCATAATCTCTTTCACATTGCTAGTTATAGGGCCACTGGTTTTTTCGACAGCGCCTTCCATGGCTGAATAATCCAACACGATGCAAGCACAACTACCTGTTGAGTGAGCTGTACCTCTACCCATATTGAATTTATCTGACCATGGCACGATCCATTTTTGACTCTGCGCATACTCCATTAGAACTTTTGGTTCTGTTCTATTCTTAGAACACCAATCAATAAATTCTTTCTTGGCAATAAATAACTTACCGACATACTTACTATCGGTATACGTATTACTACCTAGAACTCGTCTACCTGCAACGGTTCCCATGGGACGAGAGATTGCATCTTCAGGGCCACGTGCATCGGTTCTTAAATCCCTGTACTCGTACGTCACAATTACTCGCTGAGACAACTCTCGAATCATTCTGCTTATGGCATCGTTCGGGTTAGTCATGTTATTAGTTGTCACTGTGTTTGTTAGATCAGTTAACATCCTAGCGGTAAAGTTTACTAAGACTTCATAGTTAAAATCCACAATACCTAAGTCGATAAGTATTCTTGCGGCTGATAGCGTACAAGCGGCATGGCTTCTGAAGAATCGATACTCTGACTCGGGCAACATGACTGACAATTTGTTTTCAGTCTTTGCATACAAGTCTGCCACTTCCTTTTGGTGTGTCACGATGTAACGCACAAAGATATCGCCAGCGTTACCCATGTTTTCACGCATTATATCGATGGCATCTGACACAGTTTTTGATGGATCAATGATAGGTACATTATATTTTGCAAAGTTGATTCCGATCATACGAACGGCTTCAGCTTGCGTGTTGGAGTTATGAGAAGCTAGCTTGGAGTGCATATCTTCGTTGGCTGTTACACCCACAACTGCTTTCCATGAATGCTGTTCAGCAAATCCAACACGACCACCTTGGGATGTCAACCTAGCTCTATCTGTACCTTGGGATACAGTGTACGCAAACGTAGACAACTCTGCGGCATCCATATCGGTCATCTCGTCAAACACCACTGGAATGTTTTTGTGAACTCCAACGATAGCCCAACGAGCGTTCCTTGTGGCTCCATCCTTACCTGCATAGATCAACTTGTTGGCATCGGCTAGACCATACAATGCGGCTCGCCACACAGATGTTTTACCTTTGCCTGAGTCTCCGCTATTGATAGATACCAAGGCTCCGTTGTAACTGTCTTCGCCAAATGGTGTGAGCAATGATCCGTAGACGTTACAGAATACATACTGAGCTGCTTCGCTGTTCTCCCTGTTGTAAATAAAATTTACAGCTTTGGAATACTCAGCTAGTGTTCCACGAGGCATCGGATAAGATGCTCTATGATCTGCTGCACCGCCTCCAATGAAGACTTTGCGAACTGACCCATCGGTGTGATAAAGCCTGTCACCTAGGAGAAACCCTGACATATCGTCTCGCCATCCAAATGAGGTTAGCGTATCAGTTTCTCTCTGCTCCGCCATCAACTTATGAACGGAGTCACGTATGTATGCAGTCATGTGCATAGTAGCGTCCTTGTTATTAGTTGGCATTAACTCGTACTTTGAGAGGGCTTTGAGCATATCGCTTGAGCTTGCGAGGCTCGAGGTGTCGACTTCAAAATCCCTAACCCGTTTGTCGGGTAAGTGCATTCTGATGGTAAACGCAAATGACCCATCGCTTTTACGAATCCGCTGTATGGGGTAGAAAAGCGAAAGACTAAAGGAGTATGGTTGGTTGATCCCATCTTTGTCCTTAATGTACCGAATCATTCTTGCGTTGTACTCGTAGCCTTCGGGCAATGGAGGAACTGTCGTTTCGACTTCTTCCGCTTCCTCAGTAACCACTTTGACAATTTCTTCTTGTGGCTCAGGTACGATACGACCCAACAGAATTGGAGACTTTACTTTCCCATCGTTAACACAACCTGCACATCCATCAGGATTACATTTCTTAAAGAACTCGCAAGTTGCTGGGCCTGTATCCCATGTCTCATATCTAGTTAAAGTATCAGTTTGTGAATGGCCTGTTGCGGCCCTTTGTGAACTCCACTCAACTGCTGTATCATAGCCTTCAACACAATGTTTAATTATTCCAATTACACCACGCCATGTATCATAATCAACATCTCCTTTGGTGTCTCGCATCTTCCCAACTTGTTGGCAATGGTTGGCTACTTCGGCGGCAGAGCACTCTATACTCGGCCCTATATGGGCTAGCAGATCATCGTTTAAACCAGACGACTGATAAGAGCTTGGTGAATGTATCGGAGCGCCATATTTCTCGACTAGCTTATTCAGTGCTGTTAGAAAATCTTTCGGATCGACAGCATTAGATTCTTTAAGAACCTTGACTTCTTTTTCAGGACGATTAGCTTTTCTGTTAGTACTTCCAACAGGGCGCAGGATAGAAGATAAGTCAGCAGTGCGGGTAGGATCAACCAATAGCCCAGCACTTTGAAAAACCGATTTAAGCACATTAGCCATTTGTCTCCAGCTCTTGGGGCCGATAGACTTAGTGAGAGGCCAATAGCAATGTACACCACCGCCACTATCGACAAGCATGGGCGCAGGAAACTGATTTGCATGACAGAATCGTAGTATGGCTTTAGCGGCATCTGTCTTTGTAAGGTAGCCCTTACCCTCATCGTGTTTAGATTGACCGCAATCAATGTCAGCCCAAAAGGATTTGGCTTTATCCCAATTAGGCTCTCCACGGTATTTGGTTTTTGTATTACCTTCGACCGTTGTTTCGTAGCTTGGTGCTTTGTATGCACAGCAAGCATGGTAGACAGTTAAATTAGGTTGAGCATTGTAGGATGTAATAGCTTTAGCCATTAACTCAAGGGACTCATAAGCTTTGTGGGCTATCCCTGTATGTCCTGCTCTGCTCAACCCAACAAACTTAAAGCCCTCCTCGGGCAATATAGTTTGAAGAAAGGTTAACGTATCCATTACGCTCTCGCAATGATACTCTTTCCAGTTGCATGAGAACCAATCGTGATTGTCTTCTCAATGTGTGCCATACAAACCTTCATCATATCTCCAGCTTGAATGGAAGTGTCACATGACTCAACGATCACACGCCCTATAAGTTCTGAGAGTCCTAAGATAACTTCTCCATGATTGAATCCTTTATCATTGAGTGCGAAATTCGCTTCGATAACTACACCTGCAACTTTACTTGCATCTATTTGGTATGACATGGTATTCCTTAAAAATGGTGGGGGCCCCATAAAGCAGGGTTGACAGGAAATACCTCAATAAAACCCATCACGGAGCTAAACCGTTGCAATCCCCCGAAACTAATTAATCATCGAAATTCAAATCGTCAAGATTCAAATCAGGGATGGACACTTCGACTTCCTTTGGCTCAGGCTTGGGCTCGGCTTTTGGCTTTGCTTTGGGCTTATCTGCCACGGCTTTAGGCTTTTCATCCTCAGTCTTCTTTACAGTGACCGCAGGTAGATCAGGCTCATTATCGACAGCTTCGGTGGGTACGAATGCTTGACCGAGAATCTGAGCTACGACATCAGAGTTTACAACTTCTTGGACTTGTTTGTAAGACTCATCGTCCAACAATCCTACAGCCTTAAATGTTAACTTTGGTGTTGCTTCTTCCATGACGAAACCAATTTTGGTAAGAACCATGTTATAAGCCAAACGTTTACCGCCACGCTTTTCTAGGACTTTCCCTAGTTCACCCAATGCACGAATAGATGCAGGAGGAATACGAATCAAGTATGGGTCATTGATACGGTCAGGAGTAGCCACAGCCATGCGAACTGAGTCTTGGCAAGCCTTACCCTTGCTACCTTGCTCACTGATCTTGGAACCCCATTGGTTGTTAGGGCATACAGCACAAGACTTGGATACTGGCTCGTCAACTTGTGCATCGGGTTTGATACCATCGTTACTGAAACAATCAGGCTTGAGATTCTCTGCGCCCTCTGTATAGCCTTTGGCATACCAAACTTTAGATGTACCCTTGTTCACCTTGAGCATAACAACTTCAATAGAGGTTGCCGCACTGTCAGGGTCTTTGGGATTAGGTAAAACTGTACGCTCGCCATCTCTAACAATTGTAAAGATTTTGCCTTTGATACTAATGACTGGGAAACCACCACCAGCGTGAGCTGTTAAGTCATTGTTTAAGTCTGTCGCTTCTGCTGTTTTTAAATACGCAGGTAAATTTTCGCCATCGAAAGGGATGATATTACTCATCGTTTTTTCTCCAAGAAGGGTTAGTTAAGACGAACGGCGAATGTTTACCACTCGCTCTGATCGCCATGAAATTCCAGGGGGTAAGTCGTCATTTTCCGCTTTGAATTGTTCTACCCCTGTTTTAGAACAACGGATTTCCATCAACTGCCAATCTCCATTTGTTTTCACAAATTGGAAGAAAGCGTCTTTGTCAGCCACAGATGCGGTTGATCTTGTAGAAGTGTATGCAGTACCAAATTCAGTTTTGATCGAGTCCATGCCTGCAGAATCGAAAGTCTGCAATAAACTCGCTTCAATCTTTTCTAGCACTACATCCAACTTCGCAACTTTCGCTTCGTATTCTTTTTTGAATTCCGATTTTTTATCTCTCAACTCAATGTACTTTTGTACAAGTTCCGATAGTTTCATTTTTATTTTCTCCTAGAGGGGGGATAAGGTTAACAGAAAAATTATATTTGTGCACAGTATTTATACTAATTCTTCGCCCTTCATGATTTCAAGCAAAGAACCTTGTAACTTTTGTTTCTTTTGTAACCGTGAATAAATCTTTCGTTCTATGTCGCTCGCAGCGATATGGACAATCACAGTGGTGCGAGTCTGTCCTGGCCTTCGTACACGAGCACAAGCCTGTTCGTATACATCGTTACTATGTATTGGTGCGTACCATACAATAGTTGTTGCGTTAGTTAGTGTCAGCCCATGGCTCATCGTTGCAGGGTTTGCAATGATAACGTGTGGGTCAATTGTTTCTTGAAAGTTACTAAAAATTTCATCTCTGTTTGATTTGCTTACTCCTCCGTGAATACACGCAACAGTCCACTCCTTGGATAATTCCGTAGCTAAATGCTCAAGTACTCCAGTGAGTGGGACGAATACCAATACCTTACCTTCAGATTCTTCAATGATCTCCCTCAGTACGTCTAGCCTTGGCTTGGATGGAATGTTGATGAACTCTCCACCTTTACCATAGGCAACTCCACAAGCAATTTGTACAAGCTTATTGGCTTTAACTGCTTCGTTGACTGCAAGGACTTCACCGCCTTCATATTCCATCATGAGCTTTTCCAACATAGCCTTGTAAGCTGTCTTCTGCTCGGGTGTCATTTGGACATCACGTGATGAAATAATTTGTTCGGGCAAGTCAATACAATCGTCTAATGCAAAACGAACCGATGGTTGCATCATTTGCTTTACCACTTCAACTGCGTTGGGTCTTGGAACCCAAACGAATTGTGTGATTTGTTTCATTACCAAGTCTTTAAATTTGGAAAAATACTTTGGTACGTCAGGATTTGTTGGGTTGACAATTCTGCATTGCGCCCATGCGTCAGTCGGTTGATGTGGTGTAGGAGCTCCAGTAAGTCCCCAGACCCTTCTCGGATGTTGCTTGTTACAGATATCGTTGAGTGTCTTCCAACGGTCTGTACTAGCGTTGCGGAACATTGCGATTTCGTCCACGATAATGAGATCGATATCATCTCTTGCTCTTAAATCTTCTTGGATGGTTTTAATTCCATCTGTGTTGATAATATAAATGTTTACGTCCTGCGATAGTAATTTCTTACGGCGCTCACGTGTTCCATATAGAACCGCACACTCAAGATGAGGGAAAGTCTTCCATACTTCATCAGCCCATGTACGCTCCATGGTAGATAACGGACAAACGATCAGAACCTTCTTGACCATCTTTGCATGACGCATATAGTCATAAGTCCATAGCGATGTCACCGTTTTACCTAAGCCCATAGAGTTAAGGCAGAACGCTCTATCGTGCATCGATAGGAAGTTAGCCGTATCTATCTGAGCTTGGAATGGTTTGAACCGTCCAGTGAATTTATAGTAGTACGACATGGGATCAGGTGCTTCAAGCCCCAAGTTGCGTAACACTTTAACTTCATCAGGACGATGTGGCACAGCCACGTAGTCTATGCCATTGTGTTTTATCACTTTGGCAGTAGGCATTACAGTAGTTATCCTAGAGGGATTGCGCAGTTTATAGATCAGCGCTTTTTTATCTTGTCGAACGATCATTTTTTAGCGCTTTTGTTGTCGCCCCAAACCTTGGCATGGTCATCTCTCCACCCACGATTTTCTTTGGCGGGTATAGCACGCATATTGCTCACTTTGTTTTTACCGCCAACGTCTAGCATCTTGATGTGGTCAATGTCTTTACCATCGCCTTTCTTTGCTTTGCCAGTCTTAATCATTTCTGCTCGGGCTTTGTTTCGCTCCTCACGTTTCTTGATTTGATCTGGTCTTGACTCGTACGCTTTATCGTACGCTGCTTTAGTAGGCCCGCCTTTGTTCATCTTTTACTCCTTGTAAAAATGCTCTAACTAATTTTGCATCGTCAACCACGATAACATAGCCACCATGGTCTTTGATTTCCTTGATTACACGATCCTGATTTGGTGTCGTATTGTTGATCTTACTTGGTGCTTTCGTTTCTATGGCAAAAAATTTACCATCGAAACAGCATATAAAATCAGGGATACCCACAACACCAAAACCGTTTTGCATCGGACAAAAATACCATACATTAAATTCTTTAAGAACTTTCTTGACTTCATCTTTGACCTTGCCTTCAGGTGTACGTGCCATTACCGTTTGTCCTTGTAGAACTTACAGTTTTTGACTGGACACCATCCATTGCACAAACCTGATGGACGCTCGATCCATTTATCGGTTTCGTAAGCTTTCTCTAATTTAGATACACGACTTACAAACTCACGCCAAATGATTGGTATCTCCTTTCGGTTAAATAACTTGGTGTCGATCTTCTTTTCTTTAAGCCACACAAACCCTGTTGATACGTACTCCACATCGGGATAAGCGGCGAACGCATATCCTGCGTATAACATGAGCTGTTCTGTTGGTTTACGTTTACCTGTTTTGTAGTCGAGAATTGCAACGCTGTTATCACATTTAACCACCAAATCAGCGATGCCACGACTCCAAGCAGTGCTCCAATCAGTAGCTTGAAAGTTTTTATCCACAGCCATTTTAATTTCTGCATACTTATCTCCACGTAAGTTTTCAATCTTTGTTGCCATTGACTCCCATTGATCCATGCCTTCGGGCAATGGTGTCTTTTCGAGTATGCGATGCTCAAACGCAGTATGGACTTTCTCGCCCCATATGGTGTGTTCGGTTGGCGGCTCTTTCCAATCCTTCTTAACTCGGACATGGTAGAACTGTTTGGGGCACGTCTCGAACTTATCGAGTTGCGAATAAGTCCATGCAGGTATGGTCATGCTTTCTCCACGATTGGTCTAGCTTGTTTGCTTCTGATACAGTCGTGCACATAGTTAGTCGCTAGCTCAATGTCTTTAACTGTTGATGCTTCGAGTTGAGCATCGTGTAATTCCATAATCAAGTTAATCGCTTTAAGCTCAGGGCCTTTGACGATGAATCGATATCCAAGTCCAACACCACGTTTAGCACACTCCCACAATGCGTCTTGTGCTTCTTTGATTTCAGCCTTGTACTCCTCACCGATCTTCTGTCTCGCTAACGCTTCGGTAATGTTAAAAGCACTAATCAAAGTGTCGATGTCTTCTTTGGTAGCTTGTCCCAGTCGCAAAGCCTCAAGCGCCAAATGATTTTTTAGTTGGAGAGATATGAGTTTGTCTTTTAAACTGGTCATGGTCAGCATACCCGACATGACATATGCCATGTTGTCAGCACGAACAATTTTTGGTCTGTACTTGGATCGTTTTCTCATCGCTTCATGTTCCTAACAAAAGCCGCAAAGCTTTGTGATGTATCTCCAAAGTTTTTAAGTTTATCGAACTCCAACGCAACTTCATCCAATGTGCGATTGCGAATTACGTTCACAAACCTCTCGTGTTCTTCAACTGATTTTTCATCAGCAACTTGTTCTTCTTCGTTCATTTACACTCCGCATAGTTAATTCCAGACGCAGCTTCACAACTCAGAGGCAAAGTCGAACACCACTTGGGAGTCTTCTTCATCTCAGATAGCATAAAGGTCGTAGCCCACTCCTCTTCGGATTTCGGTACGACACACACAACTTCGTCATGTACTGTCAATGCTACTCTAAATCTTTGATCTGCGCTATCTCTTTTACGCATTTCTTGATCTATTTTTGCCATCTGATCGAACACAACAATACGTGCCAACGCTTGCACAATGTTCTCTGCGAACTTACCGCCATATAGTTTGACTGGCCCATACCTACCCGCATAACTATATCCATCTTGTCCTTTGTGTAAATTGGGGTATCTCAGCATAGTTCCATTAGGTAAAACCACACCCTCTGAATTAAATTCGAGTAAGTCGCCAAGGCTATCTTCACGACCTGTTGCCATCACATTCAAGTATTTATCTAGTGAACCCCACAAACCCACAATATCTTCGTACTGTGAACGATAGAGAGAAACTATTCGTTTTGCCTCATCGATAGGAATTTCTAATTTGATTCCACCCATACCGATCTTGAGAGTGTTCTTGAACTTCTCTGCACCCATGCCATAGCCAAGTCCTAGAATACAAGTCTTGCCTACAAACCGTTCAACCTTGTCAGCTTTAGTGACTGGCTTGCCATACACACTCGTTGCGAACTTGGAATAGATGTCAACGTTCTGTGCAAAGTCCTCGATTAAATCGTCCTGTCCTGCTAGCCATGCGACCACACGAGCTTCGATCTGCGCAGAGTCACAAGCAACTATGACGTGATCTTTTGGAACCGTGATGGCCTTTCTAAGAGCTCCGCCACGAGGTAAGTTTTGGAGATTCATCTTGTCCCCACCGCTAGCTCTGCCTGTATGCGCTCCCCAGTAATTGAGAAGGATGGGCAACTTGCCACGCTCGGATATACCGATGAAGGACTCTGTTCGGGTTTCCTCTAATGTAGATTTGATACCAAGTCGTGCACTAACTACAGCTTGAACCATGGGGTTTTCGTGCTCAAGCAAAGCGTTGAACTCATGGTCAGTCTTACTGAACGCATACGTCTCTTTGGTTGTACGCAAAGATGTCTTCATTGGAGGATCAATACCTAGCTTGGTCAGAACCTCAGCGAACTTGGGGTTTGAAAGCAAATTCTCACGGCCTATAGACTTGTCGATCCGATCCATGAGGATGGTCTTCTTCGCTTGCACGTTCGCCAAATGGTCAGCCAATACGTCCTTGTCGAGCTCCAAGACTGGATCAATAAACATACGCAACATCAAGTCTTGTATGTATATCTCTCTCGCAGGATTGTGTGGCTTGAGGATGTGATACAACTGATACGTGATCTCGGTATCGTTCTTGCAGTACTCGCCGTATTGAGCAAGCTCGGATGGTGTAAAGTCAGCTCGCCTCTTCCCCAGGGCCGCCACGACTTCAGTACCTTTCTGTCCAATGTTGTACAGCTTAGCTAAAGCGGCTAATGAACCGCCCACAGTCAGACCAGTGATAGGTTTTGCCATTGACAATGTATCTAAATAGTACTTCGGTTTGATGCCAAAGTGCCAGTTAAGGATGGCCCCGTCAAACGCAGTGTTGTGACAAAGCAAATAACAGTTGTGGATTTGAAGGCTAAGTAGAGCTTGCTGCAGCTCCGCGTGACTTCCACTTACCCACTTTGCCGATCCATCGTTGACTTTAAAGCTGAATCCGATCACCTCGAACTGAGGATCACGTATGTATGCTTCTGTTGTTAGCTTCTTCAGACCGTAATCTTTAGAGTAGTAGGTTTCAAAGTCGAGGGTTATTATGTTGTTCATATGTTTAAGATTAGAATTCGTTGGGAGGTTAACAAGGCACTTCAGGATGTCGTACGTAGGGAATTTTCCTTGTTTCTGCCCTACCTAGTTGAACGACCAAATGAACTCCCATTCGTTTATTCATATGGCTCTATTGTCACTTTAACTTTGACAACTTTGTACATAGTCTTGCGATCCATGAGTAGCGCTTCTTCTGCGCTTTTCTTTCGTTTAAAGAGTAGGTAAGGCGCATCATCTATAAAAGGTTTCACGTATTGCCCGCCTTTCTTTACGATAGCAAACCTGTTGGTACTGATTCGTTTCATAGTAATGCGTCTCCTGCTTCTTCAAGTAGTTGTTGTTTATCCCTTCGTTGGATTTCTTCCAGTATCCTTGGATCAACCCTATCAAAAGGCCACCACTGGTTTGCCTGTATCTTGGCGATGATTTCTTCGTCAGTCATCTTTACCTCCCTTGGCAATCAACAGCACGATTGCAACCAATGCAATAAAAGAAATACAAATCGTTGCACAGATAAATCTAATGCTCTCGACCGATAGCCACAGTTCAAATTTAAAGTCAGGTGTCAGCATTGTTCTTCCCCTTGGTTTCTTCAAAGTCAAACCATTCGTGCAACTCGTTAAGTACTTCGTTAACAATTGATTCGTTAATATCTGTTTGGCTTGGGTTGTTGTTGTGTTTGTAGGCTCTTGTGTGCCCCAATATGACACCATTAAGGATACAAGTCTCTAACAATAGATTAAATTTTGGTTTCATTTCAGTGGCCTCCATTGTGTTTTCGGTACGTTCGCATACTTCATGTAGAAGTCGATCAAGAAATCAAACGTTTGTACATAAGTCATTACAACTCCAGTATCTTCTTTGATCTTCTCTCTGATCCGATCGATCTCAGGTTTAACGTCTACAGTTACCCGCTTGTTTCGTATGCGTTTAAGTTTTACAACTTTGTCAGTCATACTTTGCTCCAACTGCGAGCATGATTCCATAGGCCGATGTGCAGACAAGGCACGTTAGGGCGAACATGAAATAAACAAGGGTTATGAAATCAAAATAGTAATAAGACATATAACTTCTTCTTTCTCCAAGGAGGACATCTTGTATCCAGTCTTGGTCAGGGTTGTAGTATTTATATCGAGGCTCTTGGTAAAGCAAACCGATTTTGACTTTGCCTGTGTCATACACGGTTTTCATTTTTTCTCCAATGCGTGTTTAACCATCTCGGTTGTAAATAAGTCTTTAAGTTCTTCAATGTCGCTTGCAATATAGGTCTTACCTAACGCTTGCATGGTGTAACCGTTAGCTACTTTACGCACACTGAAGTGCAAGTCAGTATGGTCATAGTCCATGGTGTTGTGGTTGTAGATAGTCGTTGTTCCAAACGTACCTCCGTTGATGGCTTGTGCTAACGCACCTGACATCTCACTTTGTTGGGCGGCCCACGCTCCTATGCTTGTTTGATCCGACTGGCCTGCCACGTTTTGGTATGGGCTTTGACTCCGATTGAGTGTCGGTGAGTTGGATATGATTGCGTGAAGCAAGGTGCTCAGATAATTTTTCGCCATAGTGTAGTGCTTTGTTAACGTCATTGATTCCCCCTTTATCTGTGTATCTAGCTAAGTACTTAATTGCGTTTCCTCGTAAAAAACCCTCGAATTGTTCGGGGCTCATCCACGCTTCCATTGCCTCCCATGGTTGTACTTTCTTGGTTACGTAATGGCTTCCGCCCACTTGCTTCTGATTCGTGATAGGTAATTTTGCTTTCATATTTTCTTTCGTTAGGATCGATGCCCATGTGGAGCATCAGTTGTACAAGTCTTGACTCGATGCGTGCCAAGCGTTTTTCAATATCGTTGTTCATGATCCTGCACCTGAGAATCTAGCGCCAACGTATGCAGACACAGCCAAGTCTGTATCGATGCTCTTCAAAGCCTCAAGTGCTTTAGACTCAGCGGCTTTCTTTTTCTTAGCTTTATCTCCAAGTCTATCCATATAGTCCTCGTTGATATACAGTGCAACATCAGGCCATAGCTTGATCGCCTCGTTCAATGACTTACAGCTTTCAAGAAACTCAACCACTTGGGTTTCTACTTTATCCCACTTAGTTGTTATCGCTTGTAGCTTACGTTTGTATTCGATGTATGGTGCGAACACTGGTAGGTTCGTGTCTTTGGCAACTATGTTCATATAGTTTTCACGATACCCATATTGGCAGTCCTTGATATGAGGACATTCAAATTGTTTGTTGTCTGTATTCCTAAAGCTAAAGTGCAGCCTACCTCCATCTACGGGAAGTATTACGTGGACAGTATCAGCCATAAACTTCCATTCAGATGGAATCTTATTTTTAAGTTCGATATGTTCACCCCACAACAAACCCATTAATGTTGGATCGTTTAAATCAACACGGACTATATCTGGTACTGCCTCGATACTTCCAATGTCTTTAGATCGAAGGGTTTCGATTCTGTTTTTAACTGTTCCAATTAGTTCTTTTGAAATTGCTACGTACATTTTGTTTTCCTTAGTAAGTTAATTCAACACGTTCAAAGCCATTGTGAGTTCTGTAATACGCTTGGCGCATCAACTGCATCGCTTTGGCTACTGCTTTTGCTCTTGTATCCATCATCTCTTGCTCACTTGCACGACTCCACATACCAATGTTTAACAAACCTGCTAGATACATGGTTGTGATATCTTTGGGTTCAATGTGCTCGGGTCGCATTGCAATGGCATCAAGATCACTGTCTGTGGGTCTTTCCTCAAAGTTCCATTTGTAATCTGTTTTTCTATAGCTGTTGTATCCTCCTAGTTTGTTAGTGATTATCATTGTGTCGAACACTTCTTTGAGTGCTTTCCTTGCCTCTTGAATCAATGGTTTCTTAACCAATATTTTTGCATCCGCTATTGGATTCAGTATCTTTGATGGAACACCATTGTCACCCATCTGAAACTGCAAACCTACATGACATGGTATGGTTGATCCATACTGGACATTCAATCCAAACTTGGAACGATCTTCTCTGAAATGCCATGCGGAAATTCGTACAGGACTTTCTTTAGTACCATGTCTTGATACGTCTTGAAAAACATTTGTGTGCAATATCCACGTTAGGCGGTTGCGTATTGTTATATCGTCTTTGCCGTCTGTCAATAAGGTAAGTACGTTTTCTCGATTGATTTTACAAATCGGAACTGGTTTGGTATAGCCTACGTATATGACGTGATATTCATCCTCCACTTCCTTGTGGATTAGATGGCAACCTCGCATTACAGCTTTGTAATTTCTGCTTTTGGCTCTGCGGTTGAATGTGCTTTGGCAATTTGAATAAGTTAAATATGTGTGCATGATTTCCTCATTTAGTTAGTGATACGACTGCTACTGCCCATGCTTGGGCTTCCTCCAATGTCTTAAACTGGTTTCCATTAAGATCAAAGGTGTCTGTGAAGATAGTTACTCTCCATTTATACGGCTCTGCGTAATCCTCCCTGCTTACACGAGCAACTGTTGAATTAAAAACTTGGACTGGGTTTTCAACTTGAAGAAGGTACACTTCTTTCGATCTGTACCCTCCGTCATACTGAAGTTGGCTATTGGTAACTTGAATCCATTTCATGTCAATTCAAAGTGAACATTCTCGCCATGTGTTGCTACCACATCGCTACTGATACACCACACGATAGGATAATCTTGTGCCTCGCCGAAGTCTGTATAGCCATCGGTCAAGACCACCATCACATCAGGACTTATGCCATTTTGTGATAGGTAATCAAAGCCCGCTGGCATATGAGTTCCACCACCTGAGAAGAATGTAAGACCAAACTCCTCGCCATGTTCAAACTCATCGTGACGTTGAACGTCAGTGTCTACATACAATACATGGACTTTATCAGGAGCACACATCTCGATGATACGCTTGAGGTGTCCGTTGTAATGATCTAGTTCTTGTTTACTGATCGATCCAGATACATCGACTTGCACAACAAGTTCTCCCATCTTGGGTAGCTTATCCACGCTAGGTAGATATACATCCTGATGCCTACGGTTAGGACGTTTCCACGTTTGATTCTGTCTAACTTGAGCGACCATGTGTTTCTCAAGTATGTCAAACCATGGAGTCTTGACGTCAAGGATATCGGCTACCATATCCTGTAAGCTACCTGATAACTTACCACGCATCTTGGCAGTCTGCGCAGCCTCAGCGATCTCGACTTTCATCTTACCCTCGATCTCACGTTGCTCGTCTTTGGTCAGTGGTCTATTGCCTGTACCATCCTCACCACCATCACCCTCGATGATATCCTCGCCTAGCCCATCACCATCCATTGGATTCTCGTTAGGCTTACCGCTACCGCCACCATTGTCGGGTAGACTGTTATAGATGTTATCTACTGTATCGTCCTTGCTACCCTTCATGTCTACACACTTGGGGATACGTTGTCCAATCCCTGCATCGTCAAGAGTATCATTGATCCATGCGTCACCTGCATAGTTCCACTTGCGTTGGTTCCTACCACCCATTCTGTTAGCGTGTTGACCTACCACGTGCATAACCTCATGACATAAACCCCACACGAGTTGGGGTACTGGTAAGCTCTCAGTGAACTCAGGGTTGTAGAAGATCGTACCCTTGCCATCGACCCCTAGCGTTGGTATCTCCTTGGTGCTTACTAGCTTGCGTCTTAACAGTATCGATGCAAAGAATGGGTGATCTAACACGATCTGCGTCACTGCTTTCTCTATCTTAGTTGGTTGCGCCATTTGTTTTCTCCTTCTTGATAATAGTAAAACCATCTTCAGTTACGATTGCCTCGGCCTCGCCTTCAGCGATCGCTTGCATCGCTCGGCATATGGCTTTTAGCTCGTAGTCTTTCTTCTCTATCTCTGCTTTGTAGTTGCGTTTGTCTAGTATGCTACCGACAATCATCAGTACCACGGCTACCATCAGCAACAACTCCACCACACTTATTTCAATTGTTCCCATACATAAACCCCATTTGTTTTGCTATCTCATCTAACTTCTTAGCAGTATTCTCACGAACGATTGGAGACTCTCGTAAGACTGCGCCATTGTCTTTGAAGATACTGATCGCTCGTTGGATCGTATCTGCCATCTGCTCGATCTCGGGATCGTCCTCCATGTTTAACTTCTTAGCCATCTCAACACCCTCGATGATGTTCTCGATTGCGCTATCCCTAAAGATCGCACCTTCAGTACCTATGGGTTTGTTTAACTTCTCAATTAAGTGACCCAAAGGTTGCATCATCTTCTTAATGACCTCAGCCCTTGCGCTCCGCTGGACTTCCTCCATGGTTTGGTTGAATGCCTCCATGTCTGCATCGCTAATGTCAAACAAGAAGTGCTTGGACTCAGGTAATGGACTGAATCGAATATCGTGACCCATGCCACGCTCGAACATCTCAGCAGTCGGATAGTCATCTACGCTTGGTGCTATATAGCGAGTAGGTTTAACCTTGCCTGAATCCTGGGCTATGCGAGATTGCACATCAAGCTGTACATACTTGTCATAGTTAGGCATATGCAAGGCCATCATGTTATCCACCTCTTGAATGATGTTGCGCATATTGGTTGTGTATTCAAAGTATCTTGCGTTGGGCAAGAGCCTTGGGCCTTTGTCAATATATGCGAGCGTGTTCTTTTTATGATAGGTATACACTTCTCCCGCTTTGCTCATGATTTGATTGATGGGGTTCAATGGATCACGAAACAATTTCTTATTGACGATGAATGCAGTATCACCAAGCTCGGCTTGTAGGTATTCCTCTGCCATCATGTCACGCTTGGTTAGGTTCGCTCTGCGTGTTGTGAGCTTGACTAGCATTGCCTTGCTAGATAATGTCTTGAGTTGCATCATTTAAATCTCCAATTAAGTTAATGTTTCACCGTTGATAACTCGCTTGCCCTTAACATCTGCTAGCATACGCTCAAGACAGAATATAAGACCTTCTACCGTCTCATCCCCTGTACAGATTCGCGTATGCCCTGAGACTTCTCCGTCCTCTTCATAATAAACTTCCCTGATTTCAAACCAAGGGTCACCGCTATTCTCGTGGCTCATGTCCACAATTCTATGATTCCAATTCATTATTCATCCTCCTTAGTTAGTTAATAGGTAGGGGTCTGTGCCCCTATTCATCATTACAGTAAAACGCTTGCATTCTTGACTGACCATTGCACGAACGCTTTGGTATCCTTGATCTCAGGCTTACGCTTGATCGAGTCGAGCATATACATGACTTGGAATTCCTGTGGCAGTCTGCTTGCATACTCAGTCAATCGATCGAAGTTATCTGCGCTGACACGGTTAGATATCGCACCAGTTAACGCATACATGACTGCTTTGTCTGTCGGTACTTCCGCTTTGCTTGGGTTCATAATGATCCCATCGATGTTAGGCAGACTCCTGAAGATACGAAGAAAGCCAGTGAACTCCGCCGCCGCACCCTCGCCAACAAGTCCTGCGATGTTGCCATAATAGAGATCACTAGGTAGGGTATCGTTGACCTCATTGACCAGTTCCCATGACCTTGGGGTTGGATTGATACTGCGGTTAGGATCAAAGTCACTCAGTAGGTTTGGTCTGAATCTAATGAACTGAATCAATGGCATCTTGAGATCGGCATCGATTGCCCAGTCGCACCAGTCGTCTAGGTTCTCGTCAAACTGTAATGTCTGCATACGATTGCCCAGTTTAGTACTCATGCGGTTCGCACCTGACTTGTCTTGGGTACGATTACCTGTTGCAATGATGAACAGTTTAGGGTGCAACTTGAGCTCGCCAGCATAACGATCCAAGATGACTCGACACATGGGATTTTGCATCGGTATGGGTGCATCGCTTAACTCCTCGATGAGCAGTGCGCATGGTTGGTCTGTGCCATCGTCACGAATACGATAGAACTCAGGCATTGGTATCCATTTGGCTACGTCTGCCTCGGTACGTGGAACACCCATGATATCGACTGGATCACGAAGAGACGGGTTGAACTCGGTCATGCGCTCGGGGTTGATGCCAAGTGTTTTGATAATGTCACGACCAAGGGAAGACTTACCGCCCCCTGGTTTACCCTCGATGTAGGGCACAAGTTTGTTACCAGTTGAGAAGTTAGCGATTACGGATTGTTTGATATCGGAATACTTCATGTGATTTTCCTTAAGTTGTGAAGTTATGATAGGTTTATTTACTAAGTGACGGGCTCATCTTGTGAGCCTCTTGTTATTGTTTATAGCTCCCACCTGCGGAACATTCGGCATGGTGCGTCATAGTCCAAAGATGTTGAGGTGAATCGGATTTCCTCCCATGATGGGATTCTTGCTTTCAGTGCCTCGATAAAGATACCTGCGTCACAGTCCTCTTCCAAGAACACACGCTCTCCACGTATGTATGAGTATCTCGATATCTGATCTTGGATATTTAGCGCATATATCTCATCTAAGCTGACCTCTAGCCACGCATGTCCTGGGTCACTGATCCAGTTATAGGTTAAAGTATTCTTGGTTGGTGTGTATGTTGCGTTGGTTGTCATATTATTTTCCTCCTGTTGATTCGAGTAACATTCCTCCGATGACACCACCGAAGAACACCAAGGCTTGCGCTAAGTAATACCCTCCGATGAATGATCCGCCTGCGTATATCGCTGTGCACATGACAGCGGTTGCTAAGATAATCATATGATCTCTGTTGATGTTGTCATAGAATCTCATTTGTGTAGTCCTCCTTTGTTGTTGATGCCTTTTAAATCCTCGGGGTTTGTGATGAGGAGATAGTTACTCTTGTGCATGGGCACGATGGTTCGTTTGGTTCGACTGGCTACCTTGTCTCCACATCCCATACAGATAGGACGCATTGCCCTCGCTCGGTGTGGTTCCACACGAACTGCATAGCATTCGGTGCATATAGGTAGATAGTTCTCATTCATAGTAGCCATCCTCTTGTGTATGTCTTGGGTTGATTCCTTCCAACGATGACGGTTCGGGTCGGTTGGAGTTCGGTGAGCAGTGAATAGGGGCCAACAACGTCTCCTCTAAATGGTACGACTGTGTTGGTTTTGGGGTGCAACTTGTGCAGTCCCGTGATGATGTGAGTGCGTTTCATACGTAGTCCTTCCATGATAGGTTTTTGTTGGGCATCGACATTTGATTGAGATACCAATTGATGGACATCTCTGCATCTGAATCCAAGGTTGGATCGTTGTCGATGAATGGGCATTTGTATTCTTCATAATCCACATCTGTATATACAGAGTCGATGGACTTGGTTGTTGTGAGCATTAAACGTATTGACATACTTGACTCCTTTAGTAAGTTAATTGACAAGCGGAAAACAGAGTTGTATACTCCTGCTATTGCAGGAGTGAGGTTAAAGATTTCGGAGAGGTGAATATTCCAGTGAATTTTGGTGTGGAATATTTATGTGAGTGGTTACTTACTTGGAAACGTAATAACCATGCGGGTTTCGGAAAATCAGAAAACGAATATTCCAATATTCCAAGTTTTGAAAAGGGTCAGACGGGTTTTGAGATTATGTGAATTAGATAGATGTGATGTGCTCATAACATATTACATTCCATGTAACTCTAAAATCTTTCTGATACTATATTTATATGGAATATTGGAATATTGGAATATTCTAGTTAATAAACCTAATGGAATCAATAACTTATGAATATTCCAATCCATATTCCTTCCGAGCACCTTGGAATATTCCAATCAAGCCTCAATGACGTCACCAGTTGATGCGATACGCTCAACGATTCCATACACGAAAGCCTTTTGACCTTTCAATTCCTTACCCTTTTGGCGCACGAGAAACGTGACGCTAGTGCACAGGTTAAATAGTACGTCCTTGGAAACAGGGCCAGTTGAAGGAACTTGACCTTGCAAGAGGATTGCGCCTTCCTTGCCGACTAAACCACAGTTGAGAATGTCCTCAACTACTGGACGATACTGTCCATTACCTAACCATTTGGCATAAAGTGCCTGACCCATTGCAAGTCGAGTGTCACGAGATGCGAAAGCGATTGCACGAGCAAATGATCCAGTCTTGCCAGTTTT